TCAAGGCCTGGTGAAATCTTAGGTCTGGATACTTAGTTAGACACATGACAAGCTTATTGATTATCTCAAAATTACTCACCTGTCTCTTCTTGATCATCTCTTTCTGTTCCATCGTCTTCTAGTATTTTTGTTAGATCATCTCTTAATAACCTTGCTTGTGTAGTTGATATCATCTCCGTACCAAGCGTTCTACCATACATAGAGAAAGTAAGTAAGATACCGCCTTCCTGTTTCTCTGTACTAACGATTACATCTTCTATTTCGTACATAGTCTAATAATGTCTGGAAATTCTTGAAGTGCCTGTCTAAGTGTACCCTCAAAGAGCCAACTACCTAATAATCTACCTTCTTTATGGTCTAGGTAGGTTCTAGTTTCTTGGTACTCTTTCATTAGTTCCTTTCTGATTGCTGGTTTATTGAAGGAGTCTCTTAGTTTCTTACCTATCAAATCTAAGTCCTGTCGTAATGTCTCAACCGACTTCTTACAAGGACAAGGTATGCGAAAAGATATGATAGAGTCAAGACCATTATGTACAATAGTCTCTGTGTTGTAAATCATAATCTTAAGCTTATTCTCTTCCTTCTCTCGCTCCTCTGAATTTCTATAGAGGTTAGATAGTAAGTGAAACTTATAGAGGCTGATCTCAAATTTCCTGAGCCACTTAAGTCTCTTTGGTTTATTCTTCCAATACTCAAACTTAATACCCCACCTTACATCATTACTCTTCTTGCAGCTAATTGTGCCACAAAAATTTCTTCTTAGTAAGTTAAAATTAAATGTCTTGTACATGATTATAATACCTTGTTAAGTTTAAATCCATCATATAAGTACATAGTCGTTCCAACCTTATAGTAACACCCAGCACTTAAGTTAATTCTCTTTCCCGTCTTAGCATCTTGATAGGTACAGTAATTTCCCTTATCAGTTACTAAGATTCTAGTACAAAGCAGTTCCTCAAGTCTTGCCTCCTCTGTACCAAGTTCTAGCATTCTACTCCTGACCTTACTGAGCTTCTCCTTAATGTCAGTAATCCTTTTCTCAACCTCTTCCAATGCAGCCTCGATAGTACTGAATAAGTTAAAATCATAGTACCTCCTGAATCTGCCGGGTAAGTTTCCAGGATTAATAGAACAAAGCGGAAAATCTGAAGTACTATATTCACCGCTACCATCTTTATCTTGGAACTTAATCTTTCCAACTAGTCCTCCTTTCTCATCTAGTACTTGAAGCTTGAGGGTACGTTTCACTGCATCTTCTTCTGCCGTTTCGCCTATCACTACGTTGACAATACGAGGACTAAATTCATCAAACTGGCCACCCTCAACCATGTACCACTTACTTCCTTTTTTAAATTCACTTAATAACCTGTCTTCCCACATTACTTTTATGTTTTTATTCATTTACACATATAAGGTATTGACGTCACTGGTCTGTAAAAATAACTAGGTACCAGAGCATTAATTACCCTAGTACCCAGTCTGTTAATTACTTCTTGTGGAATCTAACCTTTATCTTGCTTAGATCTTTTGACATATTACAACCACCCTCGATAATGAATCTTTGGTATGGGCTACTTACTAACTTTTGAGCCCCTACTATATCATCTCTACTGGTATCGCACTCAACATCAAGCGGACAGTTCATAATCTTGTCATATAGCTTTAAGATAGACTTAGCACTTCCCTTAAACTCAATCGTATTCTCATCAATTGTCTTAAGTTCGTTCGCCTCTTCATAACTATAACCAACAAGCAAGTCAAAAAGTAATCTAATCTTTGGACCTATCGTTGCACAGAAATCCGTATAGTTCTTATCGTAAAATCTTCTAATCTCAAATACCTTTTCAACTGGTATATAGTTAGTATTAGAATCCGTAACGTTCACCCAGGTTCACTACTCCTGAGCCGAGAGATCTTACACCTCCCTGCTAACCCTTTCGAGCTAGACCAGACTATATCATCAGTTCTTACACTGCCTACCGTTTCGAATATCAATCGTTTATATTCTACTCTACTCAAAGCAATCAATGCCTCTTTCGATAGTCGTTGAATGAGCTACTAACATAACTCACTGCTGATTATCTCTATCTGTTAGATTGTTACTATGTTCCAAGTACTAACAGCTTAACAAGACGTCCCAGCAATTTAGTAGGTTTAACGTGCACCACTCTTACCTAATGCACTACGATAATTGGCTGAAGAGGCTGTTTCCAACCTTCTTCTAGTGATTTTCTAATATTATTATAGAAACCACAGGCCATAATTGAACTTGTACCTCCCTGAATTGGCAAGTTGGTACCTAGACGTTCTATTCTTGCAATAATATTTCCTCTCTCACGATCTGTTGTTGCCTTTGGTAGGTAATCAGTATATTCAATAAGTCTTAGTTTATCACCTAAGAATGTATTGATATAACCATCGTGAGTCATAGGATAAGAACCTTGTTGTGCTACATATTCTCTAAGCTTTGGGAATGAATTGTAGAGACCCTGTATAATATCATCAGCCTCATTCAAGCTACATTCAAGTCGCTCCGCTAATGAATTCTTACCTAGACCATACAAGACACCAAGGAAGATAGTTTTAAAACGCTTCCTCCATTTCTTCTTCATCTTATCGCTTAAGTTATCCCACTCACTCTCACCTAAGTAGAGCTTCGCAGAATATATGTAGATATCTGATCCTTCCTCAAATTTTTCAATCAACTTAGGGTCACCACTGGCATACCCCGCTGATTTTACCTCCGCCGAACTTATGTCAAAATATGTTAAAATCTGAGAAGAACCACCATATATTATATTACCATTAGAGTCCCATGCTGGAGGTGGACATAATACATCCTTACAATCTCCATGGCTAATTCTGTTATTCCGTTATTTTTCAATACGGCAAGACTATTTCATTATCCGGTATACTCTAAGTATACTCTAACTGGACAGGCTGCACTTCGAAGCCAAGAATTTCACTTGACCCCTACTCCCCACAACAGGATAGTCGTTACACCTTTCTAAGCAGTTCTCCTACTTAGACTTGGCACGAGATTAGCATATTACTCTCATAACTTAGCCTCCCTCGTTAGCAAGAATTCCTACATTCTCACACCTAGCACTTACTAGTTCACAGCCTTTTCACTTAAGTATTACTACCTAAGGCTACAATTTCTCATAGTGTGGAAAGGACTAGACCACCTTTTACTACTCTTACTCAGTACTTCATATCTTGTAAATACTTTCCAGACAGCACCAGGTTCATTCTCGTCCGCTTCTCTAATTGGTATATGATCTTGACCCTCTATTACCCACTTACCGGTCTTATGAAACATACCATCTGAGCCTACATATGTCGAATCTAGTTTTGAATACTTCTTGAATATTAAGTAGTTCAATACCATTTTCCGCATGAAGTAGAAATCATCATCCATGTCAGTAGGTTCAAAATGCTCTTCATAACCAGTATATTGTTCATTGAGGGCCGGGAAATATGTTGTCTGCGCTTGAAATCCTCTCAAGTTTGTCCATATCTCCTTAACACCGTCAGTCATGTTATCAAGTTTCTTAGTAGCCTGCCAAGATGTAAGCGCAATATTAAATACCTTTTCTGGATACTTAAAGTCTACCCCTGGCTCTTTCTCAACAAATGACCGCCACTGTTCAAAAAATTCCTTATACCCAACGTTAATGTCAGTAATTCCTCGATCACTGTAAAACTTATCCGTTCCCTCTAGTTGTTGGGTACTTTCTATCATAGCCGCTAAGTAACATGTCTGAGGTCGATATAAGGTAGCTAGTTCAAATGCAATCTGATCATTCTCTATCGGCGATTTACACTTGAAATAATTATCGCTTACATACCCCGCATATTCTACCAACGGACGCTTCTCACCAAATGCATAGATCACCTCTGGTACATTATGAATATCACTTAACTGCTTCTTCACCTTCTCTAATTCAGCATACGCCTTCTTGTAGTATAAGTATTTTTCTAGTTCTACATGCTTCCTGAATTTCGTTGGGTGTTTTGCGGGGTCTAATTCAAGCGACTTAATACCAACAAGATCACTAAACTTATCGGCAATGAGACCTACTAATTTTTTCTTCCTCTTAACTGTCTCATCTATCTTTGTCGCCATCTTTACCTCAGACATCGCACCCCTGACAATATCTAAGAAACTATTTGCAAACTTAGGACCATACTTAATTAGAATACCGCCCTCATTAAGACCAGTACTGTAAGAATCCATAGTGTCTAAGTTCTCAAGTAGCATGTCCTTTACTATCTCCACTGCATCGCCATTATGAAACTTACCCTGCTCTAATAGTCTAACCGCAACTGGATGATAACGCTTTAATGACGCTGCCTGTTTTGAATGAGCCTGCATCTTAATATAACACCTAGCCTGAGCACAATACGTAATACTCCAGGCCATTTGCTCATGACAGTACTTCTCATAACTCTGTCTAAATGGCTCATCAATATAAAGACCACTACCCATTAACCTAGCACCAAGCCTAATGTTGTCTAAGTTAACCTTCCAACAATCCTCTGAATAAGTATCAAACCTAGACATTGCAATAAGGAGAGTATAGAATGAGTCAAGACAACAATAATGACCCAAGATCTCACTAGGTACACACATAAAAGGATAACCCCAATACTCTAACATAAGACTATTGAATTCCCCTATGTAACCAGGATATCTCTTACTCAGCTCATTCCACTCAGGCGTATTGTAAAAACTTGACTGATCTACCTTGAATACCTTACGTTGATCCTTCTTAAGCTTCCCTACTACCTCATATAATCCTGAATCAATGAGATCACTAATCCTGTCAAACTCACTATCCCAAACATTCACGCCTAGGACCCTCTGAGCTGTCCACTTAAGAGAAAACTTCTTAAGGTGAAACCCATCCATTACATTGACAGCACTAGCATCACAAAGATTATATAAGTCAACACCAAGTACCCTATGACTTACCTGCCACTCATACTGCATATTGTAAGTCCAAATATGATCCATCCTCTTCTTGAAAAATTCACCAAGCTGCCTCAATAGATTAATATACTCTGGCGAATCCTCTGGAAACTCATGGCGAATATCTGTAAGACTAATAAAACCACCAAACTTCTCCGTACATATCGCAACACCACTTAACCAGAACTGCTTATCTAACGGCATACCACTCGCCTCATAGTCCATTCCATAGTGCTGCTCCAGTGGTAGTGAATCTAAGTAATCAAGAAATCTAAGCGCTCCCTGATAATCGTGAATGATCTTGTGCTGAAATCCAGAGTACACAACAGGCTTCACAAACTCAGGACTTAAGAAATAATCAATGTCCTCTTGGCTTGGATACTCTACTACTACCTTGGAAAATGCACCGCCCTCCATACTAAGACGAGGTAACATTGCACAATCAGTATAAGTCTCATTTCTTACACCAAAATGATAGTAAGACTTCAAATACTTAAAAGGCTTACCACCAACAATTAGTACACCATCAGACTCGCCTAATGATAACTTAGTAAGACGCTCAGCCTCACTCATACCATCTAAGCCCTGAAGCGTGTAAACCTCCGAAAAACCCGAGCCATAATAACGCGCATAGGTCGGAGTCTCTTCATGATCTACTAATACAATTCTTCTGTTCATTAGATCTTAAAAATAAAAAGTTTATATTATTATACATTCCTGGAGCTTGTTTAACAGAGACCCCCAGGCATCTCTATCACAACTATAAGGAAACTAAAGGAAAAAACTAGCCAAGCCTACATAATAGTAAACCTGACTAGATAAAATTAATCATTACTTTTATGACCATCAATTCTCGTACAACACCCTAAGAGCTTACTGACCTGAAAAATCTCAATATGTCTCTCTTCTAAGTGATTATTAGAATCCTCTACCTGTAAAAATCTTCTGATAAAATCTTTTTCTACTTTAGGTGAAACCTTTGGTAGATCAACAAGTTTGATTCCATAAGTATCTAACATATACTTAAACAAATCTGTCTCCTTGGTAGCAAACATTTCCTTAATCAAATCTCTTCCGCTCTTGTGATATACTGTTTGAATTAGGTCCCAGTTATGATCTAATAGCTCTACACGATTTATATATTGTACACTAAGCGTAAATAAACACTGATTATAAGAATTAAATATATCCTGAATAGCTATAAATTCTACAATATCCGTTAGGTTAGTAATATCACTAATAGTGTTAATGTTATCGATAATGCTCTTAGTAATACTATTTATCTTAAACATTTTTAAATATTTACTATACTTAAAAACTCTAAGCACCTGATGAAGAAGGTCCTTAACTTTCTCATTAAAACCCCTCCCTTTTAGTAACTTAACTACATTGCTAATATAATTATTATCAAGATCAGCCGATCTTCTCTTAAAATATTCAATCTCATAGACACTAGATTCGTTACCTAATTTATCTATTACTGGTGTTTCTAGAATATAAATCATACAGTATCTTCCTTTCTACTTAATATCTTGAAACTACTACATCTTTTGCTACCTACTGTAACTAGGCCCTTCTTACATTCAAAATAGTCACTCAGGTCACTAGCTTTTGCAGTAGCTCTATAACCAAGCTCTTTATACATCTTGGCAAGTACCCCTTTAATACTACTTCTAGTATAAGAATTACCTACCTTGAAAGTTTCATATATCTTATCCCTCAGTAAACTCTTATCAAAGCTTAATATCTTTAATTTATCATTAAGCTCCTCCAACTTATATCCAACTGAACGACATACTTCAACCCCTAACTTAACTACGTACTCCTTGAATCTCTTATAAGGCACACAATCTAATAGCGCACTAAATTCTGGACGGTCCGATTGTTCACAGAGATATTTTAATCTATCCTTATGACCTTTTATAGTACTGAGATGACCTAAGAACTTATGGACTGCTTTCTTTTCTTCGTCTGTAAAGTCCACTAGGTCTATACCATAATTTTCTTTTACATAACTGAATAAGTCTGTCTCACTTGACTCTAACATCTCCCGTACTAAATCCTTTCGCCCCTTATTAAATACTGTCTGAATAAGGCCCCAGTTCTTGGTAATAACTCCTCTATATTCACCAAAGTACTTGTTGACAGTAGTATGACTTACCTTGGCAGTACCCTTAAGACTTAATATATCCTCCCTCGTATTTATCCTGTCTATTAACTCAACTAGTTCATCATCCTTAACGAACATCTCAGATCTACCGTCATACTTCTTATCCTTTATGTGCCGATGAATCATTTTCTCACAAGTCATATCAAACTCATCACCCTCTAATTTCTTATACACTATAAAGGATGCATTACAAGTCATATATTCAGACATCCTCCTATCAAAATCACAAGTATATCCAATCTTGAAAATACGAATAGGGTCATTTAAGTCCCTAGTCGCAAGCATTTCAATTATATATATCATAGCTCTTGTATTTTATTTAAAATTTTAAAACCGTTTATCTTTTTACCACCTTCACCGACCATAATACAAAGCTTAACATCAAAGTAGTTTTTTAGGTCACTAGCTTTTGCAGTAGCTCTATAGTCAAGATTCTTATACAGGTCCGCTAAAGTTGACTTAATTCCAGACTTTGTATAAGACATTCCTACTTTAAAGATTTCATATATTTTATCTCTCAGTTTATCCTTATCAAAGCTCCTTACATTCAGCTCCTTGTCCATATCGCCGAACTTGTAACTCATCGCCTTACACCTATCAACACCTAATACATTAATGTACTCCTTAAATCTCTTAAAACGTACATTGTCTACAATAATATTAAACTCTGGAAGCCCGGATTGTTCACAGAGATACTTAAACTTTTCTCTCCTGCCATCTATTGACTCTATCTTGTTCAACACCTCTTCAACAACCTCGTTATCAATATTTGCAGTACCTATTTTCTTGATCACACTGAATACCGTAAACCTATTTGCATAATCGGTCTGTTGCATTTCATAAGCCCTCATCTCTGCTACCTTAACGAGATTATTAAAAACAGGCACTAACTTAACACCTCCTGCTATGAACACCTTATTAACAGCCACATAGTTCCTCTTATAATGCCCATACTTAGCATTTTCTTGATAAACCTCAGATAAAGCCTCCTGCTCACTCTGATCACTCTTATCAAATACACCTAACAACTTCTCTGTCTTCTTTGTCTTCTCATCTATCTTTTTATTGAATTCTTCCTCAGGCTTCTTATTAGCGCCCTTGATAGACTTGAAGAATAGAGTTGCTTCATTCCTCCATGGGTTTTCTATTAATCTTTGACGCCCCAGGATTTGTGGGAGATCAAGCGAGATATCAACCGCAAGGGTATCTATATTCGCATCACTAACCACAAAAGATCGGGCGTTGTCACTGTAGAAGTCAGCCCCAAGATAAACAGTTCTTGTGCAGAATGTAAACATTTTTCTAGGTTCATCCCTTAGTGGAACTGTACCAATATCAAACTTTCTTCCAAGCCTCTTATGTACTTTATTAACATTATCTGGAGTATTAGCAACTAAGATATTTACTTGTTCTGGAGTTAGGCCTGCCCTTTTAATGATACTGGTAATGTTATTTACTGAATTGACATAAAACACAGCTTCCTTCGATTCTATCTTTTCTACACTACCGTCCTCTTTCTTTATGTACCTATACTCAAACTTCCCCTTAAGGTAAGACTTAATAATTGGCTTAACCTCAGTATAGACAGAAACAAGATTCTTAACATACAAGGTCGGCCTACTAACTCTACCAGGGTCAAGTGCTTCCCAGTCAAGTTCATAGTATGGTAGGTTCTTGAATTCCTCCAGCATCTCTAAGTACTTGATCATCATAGGCGTTGCACTGACATAACATACTTTCTGAATTCCTTGCACTGACTTAACGAACTGTAACTCTGTGTCTGATTTGAACTTACTATCTGTGAAAATACTCTGAAACTCATCTATTACAACCCTATAATCCAGGTCATTAAAGTTGTGCTGTATTATGTCCTTTACAATCCTGAATGAGTCATAAGTAACTAGTATTTTCACAGGCTTATCGTTGAATCTACAGTCTGTTATATAACCAGTTATTTCCTTTGTTAAGCGCTTGAAGAAATCCTCCTTGTCCTTCTTCTCTTTCTTCACCTTCTCTGGATCAACCACCTTATACGGATCATACTTAGACTTCTCTTGCTTTGTGAGATCCTTGTCTGTACTTGGGTCACTTTCATAATCATTAACCACTAAGTATGTTGTGTCTGGATGTTGACCATGTTTATTTTGTAGCAAGATCTTCCTAGGACTACATAAGACAACATTCTCACTGTTCTTGAGAGGATCAATACAGTACTCCGTAAATCCGCAACCAGGGATTTGTTTATTCAAGATGTGCGGAAAATCGTAAATCTTGAATCCCTCAATTTCTGAAACATACCTACATCCAGCAGGTACGTCAAGTTTGATTACTTCCATATTATTTGTTTTTTTAAGTTAAATATTCCTCTTCTAACTTGGGCTTTCACCCCAAGCTAAGCTTCGCACACATGAGACTCCATACTGTCGTCCCCATAGTGCTCGAAGCTATGTTCTCAATAGTAAGTCTTCTATTTCTTTATAACTACATTTTTATCATTTTCAATGTAAATAACCATATAAAATCTAAGTAATTATATAACTTCGAAAAAAATAATAACAGATATATAACTAGATATAGATTATTATATTTGATGTAATTAACTATATAAAAACTAAGTAATAGATAATATTACATAAAAATAGTGCATATTATATTTATCATTTTCGATGTAAATAACCATATAAAATCTAAGTAATTATATAACTTCGAAAAAAAATAATAACTGGAACTGTCACTCATTCCCTCGATTTCCGCTCCGCTCCAATCTCGGAATTCGGCCAGTAAAAATTTGCAATAATCTCTTCTTCAATCCCCTTAAGGCGAAGCCGTATAGTGAAATGAATAGTGATGCCGAGAGGAGCGTAGCGATTTGAGGTATCGTCTTTTACTATTCATTTTGCTATCTTTCTGGATATGGAACTTCTTCTGTTTCCTCATTCAATTCCCGTTCCGCTGACGCTCCACTTCATTTCATTCGTCAATTCAGAAGTAATTGTTTACCTCAAGTTTGCCCTCCGCTTCGCTCCAGAGGCTTAGCTTTATGTTTTTTTTTCGCAACATAAAGAAATTGTTACAGTGGCGCGAAAAAAAAATTACCCCGAGGATTTTCTCCCCAGGGTTTTTTATTATCATCCTACCACCACATTATTGCCATCAAAGTCTACATTAAATTTTGTAGCCCCTGTATTTTCAATCATATACTGGCTTACTTGTGTGATGAGATTCTTTTCCAGTAATCGTCTCAAGTCTCTAGCGCCATACTTCGGATCACAAGACTTTACAATATGATCCTTAAATTTTGCGCTAACCTTCAGAGACAGCTTAGTTTTTGTGAACTGCTTTTTGATTTTAGCCAATTCCAGTTCAAGTATCTTCTTAAGTTCTGTGTCCCCAAGTTCATTAAAGATCACAATACTACTAAGTCGACCTATGAATTCTGGTCTAAACGTTCTCTTAATGGCTGCTTGTACGATAGCTTCATTTCTCTTTTTCTTTTCTTCTCTGTTTGGTGTATTAAATCCTATATTAACATCCCCTGCTAATTCTTTCGTACCAATATTACCAGTGAAGATGATAACGCAAGATGAGAAGTCCACCTCTGTAGTTGCGTCAGCCAGTTTGATCTTACCTTCATCCAGGATTGTCAAGAAGATATCAAAGATCTTAGGGCTCATTTTTTCTACTTCATCGATTAGTAGGACGCTGTTAGGTTTTCTCTTGACCTGTAATAATTGAGGTTCACTATCAAAACCTACATATCCAGCACCTACGCCAATGAGTGAATTAACAGAGGTATCATCTTTCAGTGTGTTGCCATCAATTCTAATCAGGCTATCCTCTGACCCATAGAATGTAGTGGCTAGTTCTTTACAGATGAGTGACTTACCAACACCACTAGGACCTACCAATAAGAAACTACCAAGTGGGCGTCTATGATCAGCTCTAAGTCCCAGTACATTTTGATTGATGACGTTAGTGACTGTATCGATTGCTTCCTGTTGTCCGATCACTCTTGTTTCCAGGGTGTTCTTCATTTCTTTCAGCTTCTCTCGATCTGTCTTTCTAATTGCATCAACTGGCACCTTACTGATCTTACCAACTGCCTCTGCTACATCTTCGACTGTAATAGTAGGCCAGTTCTTTCTATCGCTCAGCTCCTTGTTGATTCTCTCTACTTCCTTGCTTAGATCATCCTTAGCACTAGACTCCTCTGTCTGTATTTTCTCAGCTTCATCAAAGTTAGTATTCATTGCTTCTTTGATTTTCGCGTCGGTAATTGAGGTGAGTTTTTCTTCTAGTTCCTTCTGTTTGGTTCTATCGACGGTCTGTTTCAGTTTTACGATTGCCCCAGCCATGTCCATAACTTCTACGGCTTTATCTGGTTGGTTCTTATCTTTTACATACCTCTGAGACCATTCGACGCAAGTATCAATGACATCCTTCCCAATCTTAACATGGTGGAATTCTTCATATTTCTTGCACACTCCCTTCAAGATCTTAACAGTTTCTTGCGCGCTTGGTTCTTTTACTGATACCTGCGTGAATCTTCTGTTAAGTGCTGCATCTTTTTCAATATACTTTCTATATTCCTCATCGGTTGTAGATCCAATACACTGAAATTCTCCGCGCGCAAGGTATGGTTTGAGAATATTAGCAGCATCACCATTTCCCGAGTTACTTCCATTACCTACTAAGTTATGGAGTTCGTCGATATAAATGATTACTGACTTATCGTTGCAGACTTCTTTGATGATATTCTTGAGTCTCTCCTCGTATTCTCCTCTATACTTTGTACCTGCCACTAAGTCATTGAGGTTAAGGCTACAAATTCTCTTCCCTTGCAATGCCTCGGGTACATCACCGGCTGCAATTCTCTGTGCAAGTCTTTCAACAATTGCACTCTTACCAATACCTGCTTTTCCTGTGATGCTGACGTTTGGTTTTCTACGCTTACTAAGGATTTCAATTACCGCATCTACGATATCCTCTCTACCAATAACAGGGTCGTAGTTGTTATCCCTTGCTTCCTTTGTCATATCTCTGCTAAAGGAATCGAGTGTAGGGGTAGTGCTATCTTCGCTGACATCACTAACATTAATACCTTCACTCTGTCCCCAAGCTTCGAATTCATCATCCTCTTTATTCAGGCTGTTCATTGTTGCACTGCTTGAGGTATTGTTTGAAGAATCCACTACTCCAGATTGGTTGTCGTCGTAGTCAATTCTCTTTTCTTTGAGCATACCTTGTAATGAATCAAAGAGGTCATTAATAGCGCTCTTGTTCATGTAGTTATGTTCCATGTTAACAAGTTCCACAAGCTTATCTGCCTTTTCCTTGTCAAGCACTTCAAAATCAACTACCGCTTTTACTGCCGTCTCCTCATTAATCCAGTCCATCATACTTCTCAAGACTGCATCAACTCGGAGAATATCATCAGTTCTTCCTTGATCTTTCGTTAGGTCCACTGATTCATCCAAGATAGTCTGTAAGTCTTCATGTACTACGATATTTTCAATCTTCCATGATGACTCTTCCTCTTGACTAACCTTACATCTTTCAGTTGCCAGGTTCTTCAGCTTTTCCAGGAGATCTATTTTACTCTTTGCTGGGATCTTCCTGAATTCTTGATCAATCATTCTATCTAGATCCTCTTTTGCACCAAATTCAAAGTAGAAATAGAAAATATTATACAATAAATTGTCTACTGTCACTGTCTTAAGCTTATTTTCTACTGCAAAACCGTGACACATTGCAAAAATTACTTTCAAATCTCTTGATAATTCTGTTTCTCTCATAATTTTAATTAATAATATATTTTATTCCTACTAATAAGACTTTTAGGTTAACCTAGTAGCACGTAATTATCATCTGACTTAGGGCGATCTAGTATTAACCTACACCCTCTTTTTCTTAGACCCTCCGTTATTTCACCATCAGAATCAATAAGTTGTCTAGGTAGGTCAGACGCTATTAAGAAACAATCCATACTGTCTGATAAAGTCTTACGTACTTCCTCAATGAGACCCAGTATGTCGGCTACCTCACTTGTATTATTGGTGAACTTTTCCATTATCTTACTTAGCATTCCTTTTTTCTCCCCCTTCCCTACTACCTTCTTAACTTCTATCATACCATTGAATACTTTAGGCATGATTCTTGGAATTACTAGGTCAAGGCTTGTATCAAGAAGGTCGTATAAGTCATCAGTCAGGAAATCAATTACTACGTCAGGGTTATCTGTCAGTATCTTGAGTCCATCCTTCCTATTATAAGAAAGCACTTCCTCATCTTCTTCTACGCCTTCCCTATAGTTCAATGTCTCCACTACTAGTCCATCCTTATACGTTACCTCATACCAGAACTCTATAAAATAGTCAATCGGTATGTTAACACTAAATCCTTGCGGTGGAAGTTTGTTGAGGTCTAATTTTTTCTTACCATTGATTGCTGAACCTACCGTCTCTAGTATTTCAGCGAGATATCCAGTATTATCAGGAACTATTAAGTAGTCCTGTAATAAGAATGCTCTATAGTCACCTGGATCTTCATCAGTTCCTGTATAAGCTGTAATCTGACTAATCATAATAAGTACTTATATTTACTGTTCAACATATTAATTCCGTGATAACCAGCGGCATAGAATCCAAGCATGTTAACAATTCCAGATCTTCCTAAGTAAAATTGATTCTTTAGTGCTGACCCTTCTACTAGTGACTCTTTCCACAGTTTCCCTACTAATTCTTTTTGTGTTATCTTATATTCATCCAAGAAATGTTTGAAAGTCTTAGCAACACCTGTATCAGAAACTTTATCTCTTATGTAGCTATGCCTAATATATTTTGCTGGGAGTCTTTGTTCTAATCTAAAACACACATTACCACCACTATCTCTACACATACTATCAATTAATAACTTCCTAGTGGGCATTTTTCCAGAACTTCTAGTGTAAATCCCTACCCACACCTTTACTATGTGCTTATCAGTTCTACCAATGAAATCTAGGATCTTATCAACCTCCTGTTTCCTTCCCCACCTAAAATCACTCAGGAGATCATAAAATTGTGTCTCGCTTAGGTAGTCTAGAAAATAATTAGCACCATATATTTTAATAGGAACCTCTGGAAATATATAGATTCCGAATTTTAGCTCTTCTGAATAAACAAACTGTCTAACTAACATATACAGATAAAGGAATAAAGGTCAGGTCTAAGTATTTCTCCTAGACCCAACCTGATTTTATAATTCTTGCATGATTTTTCGCTTGACACCACTTAACTCTTTCTTGAGGAGTCTATTTTCTCTCCTAAGTGAATCTATTATGTCATCTGTTTTCTTGGCTTTCTTATTTAGTTTCTCTGTCTTCCTTAGTAATTCTTTCATCTTACTTTCCAGGCCAACTAATTTTTTAGCCACTGTGTCATCGCTCATAGTATTAGTATTAAAGTTTATATTCTAACTCTCAGCACATAATAATAGCTGTAGTCGTAGTAGTTCTCTTGCCTTTCTTTCTCCTCCAGTTCTACCTTATATCCTAGTTCTGTTAGTCGATTTTTAACAAGAGATAGCTTTACAATTCCCCAATCACTATTATACTTTCTAGTTAGTGAGTTCTTGCCAGCTACTAGTTCATTCAGTAGCGATTCGATTACCCTACTACATTCATCTTCTACTTGAGGCTCTAAGTTTTTTACCCTCTTAAGTACCTCATTCTTTAGTTCACTTGCTGTTAATAAATTTTCCATTATTTCTTAACTTTAATTACCATCTTAGTTGTTCCACTCTTAATTGTAATCACCGTATCTTTCTTAGTCGACTTAATTGCGTCTAATGCAGAGTCCACTTTTTGTTGAAAATCCGACTTAGTACCAGTACTATTAGTCAAGTTCATCACTACATACATGACGATTAATATGATACTGATGGTAGATATTATAACCAAAAATTCTTTCACATCCTTACCTATCATAATTCAATCTCCTCTTTATCTATTAGGTTCTTATAAAATAGGTTACCATAATTCTTAGAGTAATTATCTCCTACTACTCCGCCGCTGACCCAATATGATGCCTGTATATTTTCGAAAGCCCTGGTTATATATTTCCTCAGCCCTAGTCTTTCATTCCAGGTATCAAAGTCTTCATCCACGTCCCTCATAATCGGCGGTTCAAAACAGAGCGGCATTAAGTCAGACACAATCAAATCTACCTTAATCGGAAAACTAGTCTTGCTCTGATCAATTCCGCCGGAGTGTAGGACGTAAATCTTCATGCCCTCTAGTTCTATTACTTTTTGGCATGGTAGTAGTTCATCATTATACATCACTCCTTCCTTACATAACAACATAGTATTATCAACTATGTCTTCTTTTTCTGTTACTACTTTTATTTTCATACTCACTTATAAGGTATCTAGATCTTCCAGCACGTGAATTCCTTATATATAGAGATGAGAAAATTAAGAACAAGAAAATTAGCAGTTGAACAGATTAGTAAGAAATTAAAAGACCTTATGATAAGTAGTAGGGTATTAGATGAACTTGCAGAAGGGGATACAGTATTTAATATCTTTAGTACTAATAAGAAAATAATTGACTCTTTCTTAGTGTATCTTAGTTTTAGAACCAGATCCATTATAAAAAGTGCTATGGATGGAGAAATAACAGTTCCAGATAAGGATCTTAAAGAAATTACCCTACTGAATAATGTCTTAGGTATTCTATTATTTACTTGGGGCCCTAGGGCAGTACATGTGAATCAGAGTAATTATGATAGGTTTGTTAAGCCAGACGAGAGAACATTAGATGCGTATATGGCAGATATAGACTTGAGATGTCGTAAAGCAATGAATATACTACGTCTATTATTTGAACGTGGACTTAATAAGTGGTACTTGGGAGTATGAGTGGAAAGATAGTAAGTGTTAATGTATTCTTAGATAAACTGAGAGAGTACATAGTAGAACATGAGATAACGAAAGAAGAACTAGGAAGGTGTTTGATGAATAATGCCTTTAATGCAGTATTCCATGATAGTGTTACTAGGAGTTTCTACTCCCTTGTTCACGTTGTACATAGTAAGGCTGATCGAATGTTATTTAGTTTGAAACTTCGTGGAATCGATGGCTACTATGATATAGAGGCTAGGTGGTTGAAACTGTTAAAAGATATATCAGGATTATACTTAGGTGACGTAGATCAAGCCAAGTATATGAAGGTAAATATCAGAAATGCAGGGAGGTTTTTAAATAAGTCCGGTATTGCAGACTTGAAAATTTACCCTTCAACTACGAGAGAGTTCTTATATAGACAAAAGTTATGGAACTTAATCTGGGAAATTTGTAAGATATCAGAAAATTTTAGTATTTAATAATAAAAGAACAAATGAAACTAGTAGAAAGTATTTTTAGTAAGCTGAGAGGTAGACAAGTAAGTAGTGGCATCGACAATGATAGACTACAGATTATGGCGTCATCAATCAGAGGCAGTGGTATTAACATTGACACACCAAAGGACTATGTATCTCCTTATATTATCAAGGAGAGTGAACACATAAGAACAGTACAAGTTGATGTATTCTCTGAGCTCCTTAAGAATCGTACATTGTTCTTTGACGCTGATGTTAATAGAGACTCAGTGGTAACGGCAATGTGTCAACTCCTGTACATGGTAGCAGTCAGTAAGGAGCCGATAACTATGTATATTGCAACTCCTGGTGGTGATGTATACTATGGCCTTGCACTCTATGATCTTATGGAAATGATCAAGGCAGAGGGTGTAGTAATCAATGTGTACTGTATTGGTCTGGCTGCTAGTATGGGAAGTATTCTGATGTGTGGTGGTACAAGAGGCCATAGATACGCACTTAAGCACTCTAGAATTATGATCCACCAGCCATTATCAGGTACAGGTGCAGGTCATCATCAAGAAACAGATATCAGAATTCTCAGTGAGGAAACGAGCATCTTACGTAAGGAGCTTCAGATGATTCTTGCAGAGGCTAGTGGAAAGTCATACGAGGAGGTAAATGCTGATTGTGAAAGAGATAACTGGTTAATGGCTAGTCAATGTCTCCCAGGTGTATACGGTGAGTTTGGCTTGATTGATGAGATTAAGACAAAATTCTAGTAATATTAAAGTAAGGTTATCTGGGTTAGGTAGCCTTACTTTTTATCAGTACCTTGTTTATGAAGCTAATAGCGGTATATGATGTAGGTAATCGTTTAAGAGTGTATGCGAAGCTGACAGTGAGGGTACCTAGGTTTTCAGATAATACTTACAGACTTAGCAAGTATCTTAAGATTCGAAAAGTAGGAAGGTTGAGTATGATGGGCGAGACGCTAAGGTGTAGTGGTAGTGATGAAGAGCAGGAGAAGTACTTAATAGATACCTTATATAACTCTCCTTTCTATATAGACTATTTCTATGCCGACTCTACTGTAATGTGGTATGAACCGTTAAACCTGCACGTAGTATTATACGAGAGTCATAACGTTAGTAAATATCTTAGCCCCAGGCAGATAGTGAGCGAGTGTAAGAGGAGTCTAATTAATGGCTTTGTAACAGATATTTTCTATGGACCTTTCTGTATTAGCTATCACAATTACTCAAGTCTTAAGGTAGATACTATAGAGACTGGTGAGATAAGAATACAAGACATAAAAGCGCTGTTTACGAAAAAAATTAACCCAAACATTATTAATCTCTTAGGTACTTGCAGATGAAATTAGATGTATTGTTTATAGCAGAATCTTTAAATTATACTTACATCGATATAACCAGGTCTAATGCAATTTTCCCTATTAAAGTTAGACTTCCAGATAATTTTGTAATGGAAATAGAACAGGTACTAGATAAGTTTAGACCAGGTATTATAAATTCTGGGAACTTAGACTCATTAGATAAGTGGGAATGTTTTTGTATTAATAGATTTGGGGCTAGTGATTTTCTTTCGAGTGGTTATGTTGACTTGGACTTGTATGTTAGGCTAGATCTCATTAACCCAAGTCTCAAGTATCCAAGCAAGAAATCCCTAGAACTTTTAATAGATGAATCACTAAGGGATCCTATTTATAGTCTAGAGTTTTTTAGTCCTAGTTTTTTAGAGTCGGGAGAGTACCTAAAGTCAATAGGTAATAGGTTAAAAGGGAAAATGGAGTTTAAAGGTGTAGAGTTAAATCTGAGCAACTTAAGTTCTTGGGATCTAAACAAAAATGCCGGTAAATTTCTGAGTTACATTGTAGATGAAAAAAGTTAAGGTAAAGATTATAAGAGATAAGGATAGAGGTTATGAATTATTGCTCTTCCCTATTCAACTGTGCCTTACAAAAGATGTAGCTGATACAATGGAAGATGGCTCTAAGGTGTTGGTGAATTGTTTTAAGGATTATTATGATGCTAAACAAAAGGCAGAGAAGTTGATAAAAGATCCATCAAGGTGCTTAGAGGATTATTATATAATATTTGACAGAGGTTTTGAGATCTTAGAGTACCAAAAACCACGAGAATTTAAATTAATTACCAAAAAGAAAGTCAAAGATTATATTAAGTATGAAGAGTTTTATCAAAATATAATTCTTAGTGATCAGAGCGATGATTGTATTATAAGTTCATTAATAGGGAATCATGACAATTACAGAATCTCAGTAGAAGACATAATAATTGAGTGTGAACCTAGAGAAGTGTTCAGTAAGGGATTTCATAATTACAGTCAGGCATACGAGATTTTTGTAATTACACAGTATAGGTTATTATCAGATGAAGAGAAAGCTAAAAATAGGTATAGTAAGGGAGTTTGACTATTACCAAGTAGTTCTTCCTGTTAATATCAGATATCCTAAAAAATATAAGGATACTATTTTTGAGAGTCCCTTCTTTTTTAATAATAGAATAACAAGGCTAGAAGTTGACCAGATACTTGGGAAGGCTAAGGGTTGTGAGGTGACAGAGATTAGTGTCATGTTAACCTTGTTTGATATTAACTATTCAATTCGAAGTATAGTTGATGCTAAATGGTTAACTGATAAAAAACTAAGGCATATTCTATCTCACTGGACCCCAACTAGTGCAATAACTTCTCCTAATTTTAAACTAAACTTGTTTGGTGAGCTAATAGTACATGATCCAGGTGATAGATACATAGTGCAAGAAATAAGAGATATTATAATAGACGACAAAGATATCCTGAAGACCGATGATAGACTAGATGATGAGTACTTAATTGCTAGACTTTATCAGATGACAGTAAGAGGTGAGATATAAGAGAATAGTAGGTTAATCTTACTATTCTTTATTTTTCGTTTCCTCATAATTCCTTATATGTAGAGATGAAGAAAGAAATAGTTATAAAGAGAGTATATTATGCTGCAAATATTATAGATTATATTTTTATACCAATTAGGATACCTTTCTGGATCCTAGATAACTGGTTTACAGAGCAAGATGGAGACTATTATTACTTATCTCCTATGACAGATAGAATTAAGGGCCTAGTATTAGAAAAATTAAGTAGTTATAGTAACAACTCAAGCAAGAAGTTATACCTAATAAAGACAGTTAAGACATCTAGTAATAAAATAATAACACTAAACGCTGCTAGAAACCTGATTGAACATTCAGAGTCCCTAACTAATTTTAAGTATGCACCTGTTCTGGTCAAAAATACAAAATACATAGGTGGAAATAATACTTTTAGAATAATGATAAATACAGGTCTAGTTATTAGTGGAATAGATCCTAGTATTGATAGTATATTTACAAAACTTTATACAAGATGAAGAAAAATTATAGAATAAAAGTAGGCCTAGATCGCTATAATCACGTAGCATACTTAGTACAAATCAAAGTGCCTAGAGCAGTGTTGAGTACTTATTTTAAAGAACATAGTAATCTTCCAAGACACAAGACTACTATTTATAATCTGGATAGAGGACCTACTGATAAAGCGATAGGTAATGAAGTAATGGCTGGGGTTAGGGAGTTATTAAGTAAAGATCAACTCAATGACCTGGTAGACGTAGAAGTTTATGTAGATGATGTAATTGCCCGCTTCCATGATAGGACTGACATTTTTAAGACAGGAAAGATAGTAGAGCGTTTGAAGAGTCAGGATTGGATGGTAAGTAATAGGTTGTACTCTAATTTTGAATACTTCACTAGACCTGGAAAGCTGTTTAGTCATTACGAGTACGAATTTCATAATAAAATAGTAAGCTCCGAATCTCCATTACTAGGTGAAAGGTATGTCTGGATGGAGAGTGTGATGTCTATGCTAATTGAGTGGTGGTATGGTAAAGAAGAAGAAGACAAAGGTGATTCTGGTATTTAGAAACGGAGTTGCACATAGCTTACATTTTTCCGCGCAAGTACCAATGAGTGATGATATTATGAAGTTCTTAGATCATCCCTACCAACTTCCACAAAACTATAAAATCTTCATAGAGGGTGTCAAGACTCGCGCGGAAGTGTTTGTGACGTTAGAATTTCCGGCTACACCACACCCAGTAAAGAAGTACCCAACAAAGAAAAATGTTGTTAGGTACCTGGAAAACTTAGACCTTACAATTTACCTAAAAGATATGATAATTCCAGCAAGTAGAATGGATAGAGTAGTAGAGTCAATTGGAAGAGATTATTCATCATATACTAAGTGGTCTGTAGCAGAGTATGAAGTAAGGGTAGACCATTCAATGATATTAAGAAGATCAACTATGAGTGGACAATATTCTGAATTTGTTAGGAGATTATTTTATGAAGGTAGAGGCTAAGTTAGTAATATTATACCCTAACGATCCAATTACGCCATTTAATCCAGTTGGGCACTACCTGAAAATAAAAGTACTGTGGTCTGATAGAATACAGACGCTATTAAATAGTGGATTGTACGAATATTTAGACATGTGTACTAAGATAGGGGATGACCAGAAAAAACAGTATGTATATTTTGGAATTTTCCCAGAGAGTAATCTAAATAGTAAAAAGGTACCCACTATAAAATACATAAGAGACCTGGAAAGAAAAATATCATTAGACGCATGTTGTACTAGTCCGATGAAGGAAAATGACCTTAAGGATCTAAGTAGGAACTATATAATAAGGTTATATGATATTATAGTTGACTTAGATATTTTAATAGATAATAGTGAGCAGATAATTGAAAAAAGATCTTTGCAAAGTACTGAAGGAGATATTATGGAAAGGGCAGAACTAAGAAAAAATATGATAAGATGTAGCCTAGTAGTAACATGGTATTACGGATTTTATTTAGTTGAAAGAATGGGCTTCCTAAAGCTAACTGTCCTGGGAAGTAAGGAGGTTTCATCATTGATTAGCTCTGATTCGTTTTGGTCAAAGAACTTCTATGGAGAGTATAGCAATCTATCTGATCTAAGTCCCTGCACTTACTATTTCTCTATTACAGGTGTAGATTGTTTTGTGGGAGATAATAAGATTCCTACTAAGAAAATGGTGAGTGAGTTAATGAAGACGGCTAGTATTGGAACCTTTATATTTGATGAGGAAAAGTTTATAGAGTTATTTTCAGGTAGGAGTGATTATAATGTAGAAGAAATAAGCACAGTGGTAGACCTAGGTATCCTTGGTGAAACAGTTCCGAGAGATGATAGATTTAAATTTATACATGACTTAATAAGAAGTGCTAAAGATATTAATAAGAAGATCTAATTATTCAGACTCTATTGGATTCTATGCCGAGGTGAGATTATTAGGGTCTAGAGAGTTAACAGATTACCTTGATAGTCTATACCTCTCTCTTACAAGTACTAGTGAGTTTGCTATTAATCCAACTTACTCAATGGATCACTTTAAGAACTTAGTACCAACAGTTTATTATTTCTGCTTAGGTTATATACTACCTGAGAGAGGAAATAGAATGAAACTGCTTACTAAGAAACAGGTAAGTAGATTCCTAGAAACCGCAGAAGTAACAGGAAGAGTGTGGTGCAGGAGAAAGATAGAGAGTTGGAAAGTTAATTATACTATTGAAGAGGTAATAGTAAGTATGAATCCTCCTGATATCGACAAGAGATCACTACCGGGCTTATCACCAATACTAAGATTCATTATAAACCTACTACATAATGGAGAGAGCACGATTACTGGCGCTTAGAGATTGCCTTACTGGATCTATCAATACCTACATAGGATTATCTTGTGTGGGTTCTAAAAATCTACTAGAATACCTAAAGCACTTATATTTCAGTTCGACCTTGTCACTAATGAACTTTCCAAGTGAGTCGTCAGAGAAAATAAAGAAGTTGTCAGATTTCACAGACCTAGAACCTATGGGATTGTATTTTAGGGTTATTAGTCCCTTTGATAATCTCACTGGTGACAAGTACTTAACCCATAAACAAATACAACTAATACTCAGAGATCATGTAATTACTGATGATGTGGAGAGTTTTAGTTTCTTTGATGGGACTGTACTAGGTAGAGAGACTTATGATATTATGGTAGATAGGGAGAAGCTAACAAGTAAGAGTTATAATTCTGACAAGTTAATGTTTATACAAGACCTAATGAAACAACGTAGTGATTTTGTATGGTAGTCAGTCTTAGATACCTTAATGTTGTATGATAATAATTAAGATAAGATTATGTTAGACAAGAGTGAAATTTATTATTCGTATGATGATGTGTTTATCTTACCAGCTACTACATCTTATATTAGTAGTAGGTCAGAGTGTAATGCAAGAAGAGAAGATGATAATATGTACCCAATCTTCACAGCCCCAATGAATTCTGTTGTGGGACTTGAGAATGAAGATTACTATAGGGAGCTTGGTATTCATCCTATCCTACCTAGAACAATTGGGTTGGATATAAGATTAGAGCATGCATTGTCAGGTAAGTGGGCAGCTTTTAGTCTTGATGAATTTAGTAGTCATTTCTCTGGAGGCACAAGTACTATAATTGGAACGGCTAGGGCACTGATTGATGTTGCTAACGGTCACATGGAGAAAGTACAAGACCTAGTGAGACGCGCCAAGAATCATTATGGTAGTAGTCTTGAGGTAATGGTAGGTAATATAGCAAATCCAGAATCAATTGTACCTCTATCTAAGTGTGGCGCGGATTATGTAAGAGTTGGTATAGGTGGTGGACTTGGATGTATCACTTCAACGCAGACTGGTATACATTGTCCCCCTGCTACACTACTTGATAAGATGGCGCAACTAAAAGATGACATGAGGTGCGACGGAGAACATACTGCTAAGATAATTGCTGATGGTGGTATTAGATCTTATGCTGATGTAGTGAAGGCATTATCACTAGGAGCTGATTATGTTATGATAGGAGGATTGTTCAGCTCTTTAGTAGGTAGCAGTGGAGAATACGTCGCTGTTGATAGTCAGAGTGAGGGCGCCAAAGATAGTATGGTACCAAAGAATAGAGAAGACTTTGAGAGAGTTTGTAAGTGGCTAGATGATGGACTGACCGTTAAGAAAGTATTTTATGGTATGGCTAGCGCTGAAGGTCAAGTTGCTATGAATGGTACTAAAACAAAAACATCTGAAGGTACTAGTAAGATCTTGACTATTACAGACGACTTGCCAGGGTGGATTGATAACCTTGATTCATACCTCAGAAGCGCAATGTCTTATGTGGGGGTTAAGAAAGTAGAAGATATGTACAAAAGATCTACATGTATTATCACAAGCAAGAGTGGTAAGGATAGAATAAATAGTTAGAGATACTTTAGGCTGGGAAAACTTAAATTCCTGGCCTTTATTTTTTATTTTCCCTTTAATACCTTACTTGTGTGAAAATAGTATAAGTTATGACAAAAAAGAATCAAAAAGAGATAATCGCATTTAAAACACTAGATGAAAATGGTGTTGATAGAAGAGGTACTAAATTTGAGGTAGGTAAGAAATATAGTACAGACCAAGATAATATGTTTGAGGCTGAGACTTTTCCTATCCGACAGTTCAGGTTTAATTCCATGATGAGAACAAAACACGTAAGGTGTGTATTGTCAGGAAAGTTGAGAAAAGAAGGTGGAGGAGGTGGTACTATTTATGGTGCTACGAAATTAGAAATAGTTGAAGAAGTAGATCCACTGTATATGGCTTCTTATAGTATACGTCAGATAAAAGAAGATAGTAAAACACCAGCTAGGATTGGATATATCGATATAAGGCATGATTATAAACAGATGTACTCCACAGGTATTGGTAAGAGTCTTATTACTGGTTACGATGGGTCACTTGTATCTAGCTGTAGTTTTGCGGTAGAAATAAGAGTAACAGGACATGAAACAAAGGTTAGCTCGACTGGAGAGGATTCTAACATTTTCATAGGTGGTGAGCGTAATACAATTGGTTCAACAGGCGCTCGTAGTATCATTCTTGCTTGGGGAAGAGGCCATCATATATCAGTAAGTGGCGAGAATAGTACCGTATGTGTGTTGGGTGAAGATATCGTTGTAAGTAGTTCTGATGATTTTGCAAATGTAGTAGTACTTGGAGTTAATAACAGAGTAAGTACAACGGGAGATGAGGCTGAAATCTGCAGTAGTGTTGATAATACAATCATTAATGCGGCAGGTGAAAGATCCATTATAAAAAGTATTGGTAAAGATTGTACGATACTTGCAAGCGGAGATTCAATAGTTAGTGCAGGTCTTGGTAGTTGGATTACACTTACTAAGACAAGAAAAAACGGTGATGGAAATGCAGTGCCCGTTGATGTAGTATCTTGGCGTGTAGATGGAGATTGTATTATGCCAGGAGTGTACTACAAATTAAGTGATGATGATTTTGAACCAGTCAAGATGTCGGGTAGTATTTCAGAGAATATCGAGTAAGGTATTCTCTCTTTTTTATTTCTCCTCTAGATCCCTTACTAGTATGAATAAGAACAGGTTACTTAAATATTTAGAAGGTAATTGGGACTATGCCTTCAGAGTTGGAAATTATATAGTCCCAAAGTTTATGAATACAGTAAATGGTAATGAAATAAACCTTCTTGTTAATAGATACAAGAATCTACGTCAAGGGAGTAGTTGGTCACCTTATTTTAGGGAGATGTTGAAAGATTGCTACCCAGACTTAGCCCCTCTTAGAGAGTTTCCGTTCTTAATAGAAAATCGGAAATACTGGGAGAAGCTATGTGAAGAGTATGAATTAGATGAGGAATGTAGAGATAGAAATTATTTTATAGTTGATTTTATATTTCCGGAACAAAACTTTATAGTAGAAATAGATAGTCAACTTCATAAAACTAACTATGACATAGCAAGAGATAATTATATCCTATTCTTATATCAAGTACCAACCTTGAGACTTTTTGAGTTTGGTAAGGAAGAGAATACCACTAGACAATTAATTTACGACTTTGATTTTGAGCTAAATGAAATGAAGAAATCTGGTTGCAAATTTAACATTGATTATAGTGGTTGTATATTACGTAGGTTCTATGATAAAAATGAAGATATTATTCCAGCACTTAATCTTATTGAAAGTGCAATAATAGATGGAAGGATAAGAAATAACACTTTTACTATTAGGGGTAGTGATAGATTAGTGAAGAACAGGAGGGAGCTATTCAAGATTCAAGATGTAATAATGGGAACTTATGGAGTGTTTGTTGAGTTTGCCGGCTAATATATGGCAGTGTAACTCAGAGGCCGTCAATTCCTTAATAATGAAGATAAGAGCAGTAATGTTCTTATAAGTTTGGAATCCGTAAGCCCTGGAGTAGATGTTCTGCCAATAATCGCCGGCAGAGGAAAGAGGTAATCCGGGTTGATGAATTTTGCTCAGTTTTATAATCACTAGTCTAAAATTGAGATACCCTTGTAGCGAAACAGGTTAGCTATGTACGCAGGAGCTATATTTCGAGAGTGCTTTGACACACATGTATAGTACGGTACTGGTAGAGGTAGGGAGTCGAAAGGAAATCATTCATAAATGGTTAACTCCCAGCCGTTTTATTTTTTTCTTCTTCAAAGGCAGTCAATTCCTTAATAATGAAGGTGCATAGTGGTTTAAGTGACAATCTATCTGGAAAGATGATAGAGGGCTTTTATTTACTATGTAGGTCTTGGTTTAGTCTAGTTTTGGGAGACCATTTAATAACTAATACCAGAATACCCTTGCAGCGAGATAGGTTAGCTGTGTACGTCAGGAGGCCCGGGGAATCTAGAGTGCACTGGAATTCTTTTGGGATTACGGTACTGGTAGAGATAGGAAGTCGAAAGGATAGTAGTGTAGTCGCCAGCAATGACAATAAGACTGGGGAGAAACGGAGACATTACTAGCTTCCTGTCGTTTTATTTTTTTTTTCTTGCCGTTATTCTCACGTTGATGCCTTAATAGTAGAATGAAAAATAAAAAATATATGTTAGAAAGATTTGTAAGAGAAAATTTTAAAAACATTAGCCTGTATTATACTGGAACTATTCTAGATAATACAGAAGAAAATCAAGACTACCTACGCAGGCTATTAGTAAGTGAAGTAGTGCTGAGACTGAAAATTGCTGGTACTGTGGTCATTACTGTGGTGATCATATTTATGTTGTACTACTTTTTTATATTGGAGGTTATAAGATGTCAGGGAAATTAACAACTGAAGAATTTATTAAAAGGGCCAAAGAAGTTCACGGGGATAAATATGATTATAGTAAGGTAGAATATAAAAGTAAAGATTCCAAAGTTTGTATTATATGTAAAGAGGATGGACATGGTGAATTCTATCAAAGACCTAGGGATCATATTAGAGGTAATAATTGCCCTAGATGTAGTGGGAGAATTAAAACCACAGAAGAGTTTATTAAAAGAGCCAAGAATGTACACGGTGACTTGTATAATTATAGTAAAGTAGAGTATAAGAATGTTACTACTAAAGTTTGTATTATCTGCGAAGAAGAAGGACATGGGGAATTCTATCAAGCCCCTAAAGAGCATTTAAAGGGTCAAGGATGTCCTAGATGTAGTGGAAATATCCAGTTAACGGAAGAAGAGTTCATTAAGAGAGCTAAAGAGATTCATGACGGTAAGTATGATTATAGTAAAGTAGAATATAAGAATAGTACAGCAAAAATCTGTATTATATGTCCTGACCATAGTGAATTCTATCAAAGAGCTAATCATCATCTTAGAGGTCATGGATGTCCTAAGTGTGGTAAAAGTATCAAGTCAACAACAGAAGAGTTTATTAAAGGGGCTAAGAAAATCCATGGTGACCTGTATGATTATAGTAAAGTAGAATATAATAGAAGACATGATAAAGTTTGTATTATCTGCAAAGTAGAAGGACATGGAGAGTTTTATCAAAATGCAGGAAGTCACTTGATGGGAATTGGTTGCCCTATATGTGGATCCCTAAGAGCTGGAGATGTTAGGAGAAAAACCACAGAAGACTTCGTAAAGGAGGCTAAAGCAGTACATGGCGATAAGTATGATTATAGTAAGGTAAATTATAAAGGGGCGAATAATAAAGTGTGCATAGTATGTTCCCACCATGGGGAATTCTATCAAATTCCTAGAGATCACTGTAAAGGTTCTGGATGTCCCATATGTAATCATGGTTTTTCATCAGACTCTAAGCTTTCTCTCCTTAGTGATTCTGACGTTGAGCACTTATCGGTTCATCAGCTTATTGAATTAATTGGTCAAAACTTACTTCCGGCCGATTTTAAGGTTCTTACAAAATCTGCAGCTGGTAGTGTTGATAGGAAGGATGACATCAATAAGCTCAGAGAGTCAATCTGTAGTGATGTAGAGGAGAATGAGACGGCCGAGGAAGAGCAGGTATTACAAGAGGAACAGCTAGAATTTGAAGACGCACAAACAATCGCCGCAGAAGATCAAAGTGATAATCTTCTTAATGTTCTCCCTGACTTAGTAACGAAAGAATTAACGACCTATGATAAGTACTTTGTGTCCAGCGGCGAGAAGGGTGCGTATTTATTGAAGGAGTCAGTTAATAAGATATGGAACTGTGTATTATCTAGCGAGTCATACTTAGAGACAGTCAAAGAGATGAGAGAGTCGAGTGGTCCGTGGTTAACTTATGTAATTGATACTTTTATGATGGAGTATAAGAGTGTTCAGAATGAGAAGGTCGGTTCAGATTATAAGTTTGAATACCCACCTAGTCTCATGCAGAAGTTGATGTCCTATAGAATTGCCACTAATCCTTACTATGGAAATTGGTGTGGTACTGGTGCAGGTAAGACTAATGCGTTTCTCATTGCCTCTCGTAGAATTGATGCAAGGGTTACTGTATGTGTATGTCCTAATGCGGTGGTTGAGACAATAAGAAAATCAATCCTTCGTGTTTATCCTGAGAGTACTATCATTATCCCAAAGTCCCTAGATGATATAACCAGTTATGATAGGTCTAAGTATAATTATGTCATCCTTAATTATGAAAAGTTCTGTCAGTCATATTCTCCTGCTCTTGTCGATAAATTAGTAGGGCTTAACCAGATTGACTTCCTCTGTTTCGATGAGGTACACAGAGCTAAAAATGACCTGTCTAGTATCAATCAGAACTTAACTAATCTTCGTGTATTAGGTGGTGAGAAAAATCCAGGCATGAGAGTATTAGGTATGACAGCAACTCCACTCATTAATAATCTTAGTGAGGTTAGAAACTTGCTGGAACTTATAACTGGTACCTCATTTGAAGACATCATGCCTACAAATCTGGTAACCATTAATAATATTCATAATGCGTATAAGTATTTGATGTTATATGGATTTAGATATGTACCAGACTATAAGATTAATTGTATCGAAGAGAAGGTAGACATTGATGGTACTAAAGAGCTAGCTGAGGAGTTAGTAGGTTTTGATAATAGTGAAGTTGGTGATATTGAAGGTAAGATGATATCTATTAAGTATGAAGGTATTAGGTCTCACATCAAGAAGTACAGAACCATTATCTATACTCAGTTCATTAAAAATATTCTCCCTCGCATTAAAGAAGAGCTTATCAAGGATGGTATTACGTTCAGAGAGTATACAGGAGAGATTGATTCAGTGGAGAGAGATTCCATTGTTTCTGATTTCGCCCAGCATAAGTTTGACGTTATCCTAGCATCATCCCCAATTACTACAGGTGTTGATGGCTTGCAGAAAATATGTGACACTATTATTATCCTATCACTTCCTTGGACCAATGCAGAGTATGTACAGTTGGTGGGAAGAATTAATCGACAGGGCTCAGAATTTGGTAGTGTTAAGATAGTAGTGCCGCAGGTTAAGATCAAGATGAATAATGGTAAGGAATGGTCTTGGGATGATAAGAGATTTAGAATTATCAAGACTAAGCGTACACTCTCTGATGCAGTTGTTGATGGTAGATTTGCAAGTATATTCAGCCTCAACAGATCAAAACTACTAAGAGATGCGGTTGAGTCACTTAGAGAGGGCATTCAAGATTTTACCATCACTAGAAAGAAGCTTGAGGTAGAGAATGTTGAGACTAAGGTGAGAGAGTATAATAGTGAATCAATCATAACAAGTACTCATCAGAAGGCTAGCACATCCACCTCTCACAGAATGCATGAGTGGTTTAGTGAAGATAAGTCAAGGTGGAAAGAATATCACAAGGTCAGAGAAGAAAACATTAAAGACTGGGTAGAAAATCCTATTACTGTTATTGCGGAGAGACTAAATGAAAATCCAGGACAAGTGGTAGCAGATCTTGGTTGTGGTATGAATAAACTGAAAGACCTGGTGAAGAATTATAAGGCTTGGTACTCATTTGATCATTGCGCAGTCGATCCTAGTGTAGTGGAGGCAGATTGTTCAGACCTACACGAATACTTAGAGAACGAAAGTATTGATAGTGCTGTTTTCTGTATGTCATTATGGGGAACAAACTACCTAGACTCAATTAAAGAGGCACATAGGTATTTAAAGATTGGTGGAACTCTTTATGTAGTGGAACCTAAAGATAAAGTAGATCAGTCAGTTCTATTAGGTGAGGTGGTACAACTTGGATTTGAGCTAACAAATTTAGTACTAGAAAGAAACGGTAAGACTTATTTTGAATATAAGAAGATAAGGTAGACTTGATAATGGAGATTAGTAAGAAAAATACTAGTCTCTATTTTTATTTTACCCTCTAGATCCCTTATAGGTATGAGAAATGATAAGTTAATAAAGTATCTTAGAGTAAATAAAGAATACTCGTTTAGGTTAGGAAATTTTTTGATTCCTAAAGGTATAATGACTATTAAGGGGAATAAACATGACTTAGAGCAAAGTAGAGAAGATAATCTAGCTCAAGGAAGTGCATGGTCTCCAGGTTTTCAGAATTTTTTAGATACGAAACATAAAAGTATAGGTTATATTAGGGAATTCCCTATTATAATAGAAAACCAAACCCTTTGGGAATCTATGTGCAATGTACACAACGTCCCACCTAACTTACGACCCAGAAACTATTTCTTAGCTGATTATCTCATATATAACTACAATTTTCTAGTAGAAATAGATAGTCAATATCATAATGAAGAATATGACAAGGCTAGAGATGATTATATTAAGATAGGTTATGGACTAGATATATTGAGATTTTATGAATACGGGAGAAATAAGCACCAGAAGTTTTCAGATGATTTTCAGTTCTTAGTAAATTTCTGCAGAAACTCTGGAGCTATACCAGTAGAATTTAACTACGATCAATTAATTATAGATTATTTCTTACAGAAAAATAGTAGGGTTATTTCTGTATATGATAAGATAGAAAACTTATTGGCAACTAAAAAACCAAAGACTATAGTATTAAACAATAAAAATTTAAGTATCCCAGAATTTGTTCAATTACGATATGGTATTAATTATTTAGAAGAACTTGTAAATTACTTTAAGTTCTCCTATAATGTAAATGTAATTCTGGTGACCTAAAATCCTTAGATATGAAAGAGATGCAGTAATCCATTGAAATACATGGTACTGTATAGGCTTAGTTTTGCTCAGTTTTATAAGTCTCATATCTTATTACTAGATATGCTTAATTAGTCACAAGACGCTGAGATACCCTAGAGCGATAAAGGTGAGCTATGTACGACAGGAGACCTTTCATAGTCGATTATGTTTAGGTTACGGTACTGGTGGAGATAGGGAGTCGAAAGGATAGTTAATTCGATGCCAGCAACGTCAATAAGGCTGGAAACGATCATAGGGTTAACTAGCTCCCAGTCGTTTTATTTTTTTTTATTTCCCCTAGAATCCTTAATAGTGAGAGGTGTATGAGATTGTATACGTAGGAGATACAATACATGCATGGACTATGATTTTGTCTAGTTTTGCAAGTCCTACAGAATATGTACTTAATACTAGACTACCCTTGTAGCGGTAGAGGAAAGCTAAGTGTGCAGGAGATCTGTTAGTAAGGACGCGTATATACTTTCAGATTACGACACAGGTAGAGATAGAGAGTCGAAAGGAGAGGTGTCTGTTACAAGCCCCGCTCTCTGTCGTTTTATTTTTTTTTCATTTCCCCTAGATTCCTTAGATATGATAGAAAATGGAGTTATGTAAGTCCTGGAGTAGGCCTCGACAGACAGAGGAGGAAGAAAGAGGTAACCATGCTGATGAATTTTGCTCAGTTTTATAGTCACTTGTCTAAAACTGGGATACCCTAGAGCGGTAGAGGTGAGCTATGTATTGCGAGTCAGGCGGGAGGCCAAGAGGATATATCAATACCCGTTATTGGCTGTAATACTGGTAGAGATAGGATGTTGGGATTGAGGTTGTTCATGTCAAAAAATGACCGAAGAAAGTTTCTCAACATCCAGTCGTTTTTTGCACAAATAAAAAGAGAGAAAGGTAAAGTAATAATACCAATCTCTCTTTCTTTTTTAGTCGATCATAACCTGTTTTCCAGTGAGTCCCTTTTTCTTTTGTAGGTTAATCAGGAGTACGCCATTTTTCAGGCTTGCACTAATATTATTCATATCAATCTCCCTCCCTACATAGAATGACTCTTTAAAATCTGGTAGCACCTTAGTTTCACTTGCCTCTTTGTTCTTACCACTTACCACCAGTTTTTCATCTTCTGTTGTAATCTTCAGGTCATCTTTCTCAAATCCTGGCACAACTAAGATAATCCTTGCACCGGACTCTGTATTCTCAACCTTACTGTTTACTCTCTTGCATGTATCATCAAAAAGTGACATCGCTGTATCAACATAGTTCTTAATAAATCTGTCCATCATAATTTTCTTTATTTTTTTTTGTTATTCCTGTACTGCTAATAATACAAACGAAATACCAAAATAATTCCTCTGCCTTTTTGTCACACTACCCTGCCAAGTTGACATTTTCGTAGGTAAGGTAGACATGACTCCTTATTAATAGAAAACAGTTTAATTAGTAAAACATGGAAGATTATTCAGACATACCTAAAATGTTTGTGGTGGAAAATGAACCGCCAGAAGTAACACAGATTAGAGCTCACATACTTAGATCATTCAAGGACTTACTATTTTTTGAAGAGCCACATATCTATTCACTTCATGGTAAGCAGTTGACCTCTGTTACTACTATGTTGGGTAAGTATATGGCGCCCTTTGATACAGAACAGACAGCTATTAATTATGCTAAGAAAAATGGTGAAACTCCTGAATATTGGAAAGATAAGTGGTTGTGGAAAAATAAGATGTCCACTATAACCGGATCACTAGTGCATGAATTTGGTGAGTCTTATTCTTACTTAATCAATGGTCACCCTGAGAGAATAACTGAGTCTTGTAAGTGTAAGTATGTAGAGGAGAGAAACTGGCTTATTCCAACGAGAGGTAAAGAAGAGGCTGTTATCAATTATTGGTCTAGTCTCCCACCTTGTCTTCACTTTGTTTATGCAGAGGCTATGTTATATACAAACAGCAATCCAGATCCTAGTACTCACCTAAAGACACAACTAGCAGGGACGGCAGATATCTTATTATACTATAAAGATACTGTTAACCCAGAGAATAGTGGTCTTGTGATAGCAGATTATAAAACTAATGCTGATATTAGAAATAAGTTTGCAAGATCGACAGGTAAGAAGATGCTTAGTCCATTTAGTGATTTCTTGTCTGAGCCACTTAGTGAATATTATGCGCAGTTCAGTACTTATCAGATACCACTAGAGGATATTGGACTTAAGGTAATCGCTAGGAGACTTGTATGGCTTAAGGATGATGGAAATTTTGAAGTCCTTGCAACCCCAGATGTTTCACAATTAATTAGAGAAAACTTATGATAGTTGGAATTACTTACTACAAAAGCAAAACTACCGGCCTTAATAGTGTCGATGTAATAGTGCCTATTATGAAATCTAGTGCAGATAACTTATTAATATTTACGAGGTCTACTGATAAATATATAAAAAGGAGAACTGCCCTAAGAATTATGGAAGAACAGTTAATGAATATGAATAGGAAAGAGTTATGGAGTAATTGTTTAGACCTAGGTAATAAGGCTGCATTTACAAGATACAAGAAGTCGAACTATGAGATTATTCTACATACAGAGGTTGTAGACCTAGATGATGATTGGATAGTTAATATGATAAATACGTTCAAGAAGAGTAGTCCTTAATGCTACTCTTTTACCTTAGTTTCCTTATTAGTATAACAGTTAAAATTTATTTATATGAATAGAAAGGGGATTATCTGTGAGGATTAGAGTTAGTTATTGTAAAAATATCCCTGATGGTTGTATTTTTGCTTGCATCTTGGTTCCTATAGTATCTACGAAGAATCTATTTGTAGATCCGAGGTCTGGAATATTGTATGAGAGAGAAACCCTTAAACTAAGCACCCCTAAGTCTTATGTGTTAAATTTTATTAGATCAGCTAGTAAACACCTAAACAAGAATACAGCCCTAAAGATCATCGAAGAACAGTTGAAGAATGGGTCAGAACTAGGAAGAAGCAAGCTAGATATAGTGGATAGTACTGAACTTTTTAGGTACGACTGGTTAGATGATCTTAGTGTACGTAAAGAAGTTATAGACATAGATGAAGGTGAGATAGTAGATATGGTAAATAAATATGTTCGGGAAGAAGAAGAGTGGTAGTTAAGTGCCGCTCTTTTTATTTTGCTTTAGTTTCCTTATTAGTGTTATGAAAAGAACTAGAGAATATCTATGAAAGCAAAAGTCGTATACTGTAGAAATAGATTTGGAAACTCTACGTTTGCTAGCATCAGGATACCTATAGTGTTTAGTAAAAATTTAATCGTAGGAGGTTCTGGAATATTGTACAAGGGGAACATTGACCTGTACACTCCTAGATCTTATATATTGGGATTTATAAGGTTAACTAGTAAATTCATAGGCAGGGCCACTATCTTAAATATAATAGAAGAGCAATTAAAGAATGGATCGAAACTGGGAATAAGTCGTCTCGAGATTAGAAGCAGCACCATACAATCAGAATACGAGAGATTAAATACAATCTATATATGTGCAGAAGATGATATAGACCTAGATGACAGTAGAGTATTTGAGTTAATAGAAAAATACGTCCTGGAAAGGGAGTTCTAATTACTGCCTTTTTTATTTTGCCTTAGTTTCCTTATTAGTGTAACAACAAAAAAATTATTTATATGAATAGAACAAGAGATTATTCAGTAAGTATTAAAAAGAACATTATTGAGAAACTATCAGACTACCTAGAGAAGAACAAGATCAAAACTATGGTACTTGGTGTAAGTGGTGGTATTGATAGTACATTGACAGCTGCATTATGTTATGAAGTTGCTAAGAGGACAGGTGTTAAACTACTTGGTTACTCTTTGATGTGTAAGACTAATGCAGAGGGTGAGGTTAGTTCTGCGATGAATGCGGGACTAGCGTTTTGTAATGAATTTAAGGAGGTAAACTTGGAGAATTGGTATCTTCAGTCTAGCACCTTTGTATCAATTGGGACTAGTTCAACTGATGATCCCGCCAATCTTTCGGCCATTGCACTAGGTAATATTAAGGCAAGACTTCGTATGATTTTCTTGTACTGTAAGGCCGGGGAAACTGGCGGAATTGTAGTTGATACAGATAACATGACAGAGCACAATACTGGGTTCTGGACGATTCATGGTGACGAGGGTGATGTAAATCCAATAGGTAATCTTTGGAAGTCAGATATCTATGAGGTTACTGATTACTTGCTCACTGAATACCTTGAATATCGTGAAACCCTAGTAGAAGGCAAGGATGACGAAGAAATCAAGAGAACTGGTTATGCTGTGGCTGCCCTGGAAGATGCACTTAAGATAGTACCAACAGACGGAAACGGTACATCTGCTAGTGACCTTGACCAGATTGCGCCAGGTTGTACATATGAGCAGGTTGATGAAGTGCTCAAGACTTGGTTATCTATGAATGGTGACGAGAAAGAACTATGGAACAAAGGCTTACAATCAAAACTATACAAGATGATAGATGAGATTGGGGTCGACATGGTAAATAGGATCTTAGACCGTCACAAGAGAACAGAGTATAAACGAATGCATAGACCAATTAAGCTATGAAAAGATACAAGATTACATATCCAGGCGGTGTGAGTCAAGAGAAGAATCTGGTAGAGAGAACCATGTATGATGAGGTGATCAAACCAATAGATCAAACTCTCTACAAAGTTGAATCAATACTAGCAGAAACAAATGCCAAGAAGAAGAAAGAACTTGTTGAGGACCTAAGGCAAGCTAGAAAAAGAATTAAGTCAGTGTTGTCAGGTTTTGGTGAGTATTTTGTAAGTGATTCTCCGCTAGGCAAGGCAATGATGAATGGTGGAAAATTAATACTGCCAGAACATCAAGGAGGTATAACTAGTCCAGTAATATTTGAAGAGATTAAGTAATGGTAATTGAAGTATTAAAGAACAAGTACAAGTGTGGATGTAATAAGGGTATTGCAAAACTCGATAAACCTGACATTCTAGATAAGCTAAATTCTATCATTGAGTGGGATATCTGTAAGTTTCCTGAGAAGTCAATCCTAGAGACAGAAAAGGACGAGTGGAATAAGTACTTTGGTCCTGACTGTGAAGAGATTGAATATAAAGAGGTACAGGATGAGAATGGAGTTAAGTGCAGAACGTTCGAGGATAGAAATTTCTTAGGTGCCATGTCAGAACTTAAACCGGGTAATTGTTTCTTATTCGATGGTCAGTTTATTGCAGTTGATAGTGAAAACAGGTTGGTCCTTATGTTCAGTAGTTCAGGTTATAAGGCACTTGATAGACTTTGGGATGAAGAAATTGCTCCCGAACTTAAGATACTCTACGGCGATCATAACGTAAATAATGTAGAGTATAAGGGACTCGATAAGGTACCTGATTATGTCAAAGAGTTTAACTTGGCGGTCAGAATTCCTTACCAAGAATACAATAAATGGAAGACTTATTTCTTGGATGGTAATGATAAAATTCCAACATTAGAGGACGGTAAGCATGCAGTACTTTGTAAGCTTGATTCTGATGATCTTCCATTTGAGTTTGAGTTTATCATGACTGACCACTGTGCATACTTTAGGAGTGATGAAATCGATGAAGAAGATAAGGATATTGCAGAGATGGCAGTGAGACAAACTATTTCCTGGTTCTATGAAAATACAGAGCGGAGCATTAATCCACTTGACGTAGAATCTAAGAAACAACAGGAAATCTCAGACTATCAACAGAAGAAGAAGTTTGAAGAGATGATGAAGGCCTTAGGTGGTAGTGAATAAAAAAAATAAAGTAGTAGATTTAATTTTCTACTACTTTTTCTTTCGTTCTTTTTATGGTCTCTCTTGGTTCTTAACAAAATCTTTCACTGCGTCACTCCCATTGTTGTTTATTAGCACCGAACAACTGGCCAGAAAATACCTAGTGTTAGTTACTTTTGTGCAGTACCTAGTATAAATCGACATTACTAAGTTAAACACTACTACTCCGGCCCATACTATCGGTGCGTGATTAACAAAGTCTATCGCAGTGCATATACCCATTAACATCGCATACACTAAGACAATTATATTATCTATTAGTTCTGCATACACCTTACTGTTTGCGCCGTAGAAATAACTTCTCCCCACTAGCGGACACAAGAGACTTAAGAATCCGATAAGTTCAGGATTTCTTAGCTTCCTGTTTTCGATCATAAACTTGAGATCTGATTCCGTTAGCCTATCAAAATTATCTTCTCCGTTTTCTAAGAAATAGGATAGGTCAGGTTTAGAAATGTACCTACCAATCTCTGACTCTTCTACTACTTTGCAGATTTCTTCTTTCTCCATTTTTCTATATTTTTTGTTTTTACTAAGAATATTATTGTTGTTGTATCTCTATATAGGTTGGTAATGCTATGATAGTAACCGATTCCTGATATCATAACTGGCTCAAACATCCTAAGTGCGCCAGGTAAGGTTCCTCGATTACTGTACATAGAAGATAATCCAATTGCATAGACCGGTAATTTTTCAGGTATAATAAGTCCATCCATGAAAGTCTGAACATAATATTTTTCTTTCAGTCTGATCCAACTTTGCTGTTTGTGTGTTGGTCTTGCACTACATACCTCAACTGGATCATAAGCCTCTATATTTTCTAGTGTCTCTGATCTTTTTCTATTACTAGGTCTTCTGTCGATTGAGTAGTACATGCTATATCTAAGTATGCCTTGATCATCTAAGTAGAACCCATAATGATTTCTTGATGGTCTCCTATATCTAAACACACTACTTAGCACTACATCGTTTTTCTGTACCGTCCTGAGTAAGTCCCTTCTAAATACATAGTTCTTCACTGTCCCCTTACCCAGTCTTTTAATAATTTCTGAGTAGGTATCATTATAGTCCTTACCTATTCTAGAATACAGGAACTTGATTGTCTCCGCGTATTCAGCCTTACAATATGAACCATAATGATCTTTGTCTCGGTACCACATTGAGTAAGTTCTCATAGGTAACCTCCGTATATCATCACTTACTAATTTTCTTCCAAACTTCTTTCTACATTTAGGTCTTCCTTCTCTACAATACCTATCTGATCTGACTATTCTAAAATCTATCATATTCATAATTAAGGTATCTAGGGGAATAAAAAAAATAGGCTTACCGATTCATCACAAACCAGTAAGCCCTTCCTATGGACGACAACAAATTATAATTTCTCTATCTCATAGATAATACGGTCATTCTTAAGTCTCATGTCAGACTCATCAAGACCAGTCCATCTATTAGTCTTAGGGTTGAATACCCTCTTTGTTCTTGTCTCCAACATCTTTCGCTCTGCAGCTAGCTTCTCTTCAACGTTGTCTAGCTGTATTGCGAAATCCTCCTTGCGGAACTTAAATGACAGTAGTGCGAGTTTCTGTAAGTCCTCTACACTCTTTGTCAGTCTAATTACCACGATGTCCGCTTCAGGTCTTATTTTATAGGACTCTGGGAAATACTCCTGAATCTCTTCAAGACCTAATCCACTTCCTATATACCATGCGAACTCTTGTTTATCATTAACTGGGCTAAACTTATTCTTCAGTTCTTCCCAGATCTCGGATGAATTCTTAATAGAACTAAATCCGATACAATTCTTATTCCCAATGCTTCTCGCGAAGTATTCAGGATAAGTTTTTACTACCTCAAAGATACTCTCACGAGTTTCTTTAAGTCCTCTATAGCTATTATTACCAAGTATTGATATAATAGCATCAACATCTACGGCTCTATTCTCCAATTTCAATATGCCGCCTAAATAGAACATGAGCTCCTTAACATGATCAGTAATGAACTCTGCCCTTTCTGTTGTTTTCTCTGATACCTTAATTAATCTTCTACCATCGTTCATTGATGGTTTCTTTATGTTGGTATCTATCTTTACACCAAATAAGTCCTTTGCCATCTCAGCAAGTGACTTTAGTGTCTCGATAGGGTCATTAGATAGTGTTAATACCTTTGACCTACCGTCTATTGTAATGGTGTAGAAAAAGTTTACACCATAAGCTTTTAAGGATGATTTAATAGTTTCTAACTGTTTCTCATCCAGGTAACTTACACCCCACAATTCTCTCAACTGTGCGAATGTAATTGTTCGATTTGTGCACTTATTAATCACAAATCTAAGAAGCTGTTCTAACCTCTCGGCCTGCTTCTTCGTAACGGTGGAGATCTTCTTTGCCTCCGCCTTGCTATACCCGTTTCTTTCTAGACTTACTCTAGCATCACGGATCTTCTTGTTCTTATTAGTGAGCGTTACTACTTCGCCACTAGTATTCTTTGTAAGACTCTCAAGATATTCGATTGCCTTACCGTACTGAATGAGGTAGACTTCTTGTTTTCTACGTCCTACCTCTTTTTCTGTGTTTCCCTCAGTCTTCTCAGATACTAAGAGATTCTTTTCCTTTAACTCGCTGATAAGTAATTCAGCAAGTCTATACTTACCGGAACTATCCATTCCGAACTGGTTTAGGGCTTTTCCAGATGCCTCCAATACTAATTTACGGTCAGCTACGTTTTCATTGCTTTCCGCCTTTACAGTCTCTACAACTGCCTTGAATAAAATTTCCTTGTTCTCCATTTTTTGATTGATTTTAAATTTGTTAATAACTTGACTATTTTTATTTAGATATTAGATCGGTGTTCGTGAGTTTTTCCCAGCATTGAAGATCATTCTCTCTGTCACTCTTTTGTAACCTTTGATCTCATCATTCTGGTTTTCAATTATACCACGAAGACGACCATTTTCTTTCATAGTCTTCTTACTCTCGAAATACAGGTACACAATACCTGCCGTCAACAAGATACTAGCCTTGTTGTTTTTAAGGAATTTTTTTATTTTCATACAATAATAAGGGTTTTAGGACAAAATAGACGGAAAAAAGTAGTAGCCTAGTCTCCCGACCAAACTACTACTACCGACTAATAATCAAGCTATAAAAAATTTATTGAGATTCTTATTTTCTCAACTATAAGGATTCTAGGCTTGTTCACCCGCAATCTTAAATTTGATATTGAAATCTTCCTCAGCTCTTACATAAATAGCATCATGTCCAACTGCTTTATATAAGACTGCGTTTATCCAATTATGCTGAGAGTCCTTCATCTGACCAAAACCTACAATCTCATAGATACTAGTATGACTCAATCCCGTACTTCCTGGATTTTTATCAATAAATTCAACTCTTTCGCTAACTTTAAATTTTCTCATACTATCATTATTATTTGATTACACTATTAAGGCATTCAGAACCTCTCACATGACGCCCTAATCCCCTTATAGTTGAAAATTAATACAGAGTTCGGTTTAAATAAAAAATTATGAGAATTTCAAAAACAGTTTTAATTGGTATCGGTGCAGTTATTTTTTGCACAGTTATTGTTTTACTCATCATGAAGGTAAACTATAAGAATGAGCAGACAAGGTTAGTTAATCAGTATGACATGCAGTTATCTAAGATCGAAGGTGTCCATGATAATATGTGGAAAGTGCTAGAATCTAAGGCAGGCGTAACAAAAGAATATGCAAGCCAGTTTGATTCTATCTATAACCACATCATGAGCAAAAGATACGATCAAAATGATAAGGTCTTGTTTAACTGGATAAAAGAACAAAATCCAGAGTTCAGTAATGAATTATACAAGGACCTTAGCGTAACGATCGAAGTGCAGAGGAGACAGTTCTTGAATGCACAACTTGAAATCATAGATATTGTGAGAGTCCATAATAACCTAGTACAGACCTTCCCATCTAGCCTTTTTGTAGAAGATAAGATGCTGAAATATGAAATGATCAGCAGTACCTACACTAAAGGCATTATGAACAATAAAGTAGAGGATGGAAAAGTTGACCTATTCAATAAATGAAAATACTAGGAACATACTACCTTACGGAAACTATACCACACTATCCATATAAAATGAATTTAGATTTTCTGATAGACCTAGACTTCCAGCTTAACTTTGGAATAATTAAAGGTAGGGCTGTTCTTGAAGGTCACTCCCCTGAAATGTTTAAAGGAAAACCCGTATACTCTAGGTATAAAGTTACTATTAAATTCAATAACAAAAAACATCCAACGGAAAAGGGTGTGTATTGTGCGTTGGAGAAAACACTTAGTGGTACAGGATCCGGTTTTTGTATAGGACCTTACAATTGGAGAGGGAACCGTGACGTCTACAATAAGTGCTATAAGATGAGATTAGATAGTGATAGAATAATCAGTATAATAAAAAATAATCTAAAGAAATGATTTACTTACTAATACTATTACCAATTATTGCAGCTAACGTTGTATATTGGTATTTTAGACAGAACAAAAAGATTTACTTAGGTGACGAGGAAAGGGGTATGCTATATCTAATGCTCCTAACAATACCTACCATTCTAACAGCGATAGTAGTAATCACCTTGGATCATACAATTAGATATAGTAAAGTATCTGACACTGAGTATTGGTCCTTCTATTATTCTAAGATCAGACACTTAGATAGGTGGGATGAGTATATACACAGAACTTGTACTAGAATGATCAGAGATTCTAGGGGAAATACTAGGACAGAAACTTATGATTGTTCTTACGTCGAGTATCACCCTGAGAGATGGATACTAGTTGATAATGGTGGTAATGAAATCTACACAAGCAAGGAATATTTCGACAGTATTAAGACACTGTGGAATACTAAGCCTGTTTTTGTAGACATGCATAGAAACTATTATAGGATCGATGGTGATGCACAAGAATATTACTGGGATCAACTAGGACAACACTTAATATCATACTCCTTAGAAATGCCGTACGTGAATAAAATAAAAGGAACACAGACTGCATTTAGACTAAGAGATGTCAGTAAAGAGGAGGCGAAACTACTTGGCTTATACGATTATCCAAGTATCAGTGGTCCTAATATGTATGAACAAGAACAAAATCCTATCATTGGCTTTAATCCAGGCAAAGAGGTTATTAAGAAATTTACAAACTTCAATGCCAGGGAAGGAAGTAGAAAGAAGATAAGGGTTTTTGTACTGGTGTTTAAAGATAGTCAAGGTCCAGAAATTGCAGAGGAACAGAGGAACTACTGGCAAGGTGGTAATAAGAATGAACTAGTTATCTGTGTAGGAATTAATAAATCTACACATGAGGTTAAGTGGGCTGATTGTTTCTCTTGGCAGGATGACGCAACACTTGATACTAGGTGCAAACTATTCTTACAGAGCCAGAAGAGACTTAACTTGGATGGCCTTCACTGGTTCCTTAGAGAAAATATTGGACTATGGAAGAAAAAAGACTTCAGAGACTTTGATTACCTTGAGCCAGAATTAGATTCCAGCGATGATAATACAATAATCATGGTAGTACTATGTATCTTGCTAGTATCTACATGTGTTCAGGTTGGTACATTCTGGTATTATAGTAAGAAAGATGAAAAAGATCAAAGTTGAAGTAGCTTATAAACTAGTTAAGTACTCAGGTATACCAGTAGAGGAAATATTAGCAGTAGTAAAGATTCCAGTTATTAATTGTATTTATAAGTTTACTTGTGATCTCGGATTATTTTCAGGTGTCAGGAAGTCTGTATGTCGTGGTGATAAGACAGTCAATAACTACATAAGATTTTGTATACACACGAAAAAAGTAGTAACTAGCAAAATGGTAATTAATGTATTAGAAAATTTAATACCAGATGGCGCTAGTACACTTAGAATGCTTCACGTTTTCAAGATAAGTGAAGAAGAAAAACTCGATAGATACCCTAATAATCCATACGTAATACTGGGAAGAGATAATCTATTAGTAAACGAGATGGATATTTATGAAATAATTGGAAAAATATTATAAGGAGAGTAGGTAAAACTACTTTCCTTTCTTTTCCTTATTATTGAAATGTATTATATAAAACTATGATTAAAGTAGAAATAAATTATTGGAGAGCAAGGCCATTAGGATTATTAAGAAGGAAAAGCCATATTACTATTGCATCAATTTGTCTTCCTATACTAACAAATCACAATCTTCAAATGCAAAGATCAGGTGGTATTGTAAGTAAGGGTAAGACTGACCTAAATAGCTATAAACTAAGTAGTGTATTTACAGATCAACAGTTTAATAAGCACCTTACTAAGAAAGATGTAGTGGATAGGATTACTAATATCTTCATCGATAAACAGAGGACTTGTACTAGTTATAATTTCGGTCTATCCTCTATCGGACCTGAAGATAAAACAGAATCTATCGTTGGTGAAAAGTTCTTAAGTGCTGTTAGATTATGTACTGACACTGTTGAGGTAGAGGAAGGTTTGATAGAGTCTCTTATAGAAAGTAGTGTCCTTAAGTTTCACTAGGACAATCATGAAGGTAACAGTACTATACTGCCAAAACAACGAAAGTGATAATATTTCAGCTAAGATTATAATCCCTGCTAAATCTCATTTTAATATATTAGAGAATGTATTTGGGTTTATACTTAAAGGTCGTAAGTTGAGTATACCTAAGGATTACTACATATCAATAGAAGTCATTACACCTAAATATCTAAGAAAGAAGGGAGTTATTGATATTTTTCTAGACTATATACAGAATGGTGTTTATTCAGATAAGTTATTGTATACAGAATTGACAGAGGAACCACCAGAACTGCCTAAAGAAGGGATACTCAAGACAGATACAATAGAAGTAGAGGATAGCCTGATAAATGATACGTTAAGGGCTAATAGTTTAACAGAGAAGGAACTAGATAAAAAATTGAGTAAACTATGACAGAACTTAGTTATTGGGATATTAATAGAAGGGGAGTTATTGTCCCACACTTAGGAATCATTATGAACATATCATTCATGTCGAAATATAAACTAGAAATGGGACTTGGAATAACGTACTTGGGTATGCTGAAAAATCCTGTTAAATACAATATCGAACTAGTAATATCGGACAAGAGCTTTAAATATATAACAAAGAAAAGGGTCTTGTCAGAACTAGAAAAATTAATACAAGAAAATAAATTTCTGGCATGGCATCTAACAACAGGCGATCCGGATAAAGATGAGTCTATAATATACCAACTTTTTGATTACCCGGAGAAAATAAAAACAGATACATTAAATATTAAAGACAGTACAATAAATGAGTTAATAAATAAAAAATTAAGAAGAGTCAGTTTTACTAACTCTTCTTTTTTTGTCCCCGCTATACTACCTGATTATCTAGTAGTCTTAGGAACTGGTCTCTTGTCATTGTACCACCCGCTGCACACTTATGACCTCCACCATTATAGTTTTGTTTCATATAATCAGCAAGGTTTAATCCAGTTTCGGTTTCACTATACATTGAAATTGAATAGTACAGCCCGCCGTTTTCATCATGCCTTAAGTTTACGCACACTGTAATATCATAATCTCCATATACTGACTCGAACTGCTGACTTCCAAATTCCTGAGTCAACATACAGATTCCCTTATACTTACCCCCAACTATTACTGAGAATGCATGAGATTTAACGGCAGCTTTATAACGTTTCTGATTATATACTGTTATCTGCTTACCTGTCTCTAGTATTTCTGCAGTGAGTGGGGAATTATCTATCCTCAGCTTATCAAATACTTGGTTAATGGAGTTCAAGACCATACCATACTTAGTACGAAGGCCAAGTTGGAATGCTAGCGTTTCTTTGTCCCATGAAAATCGACTCTTATCCCAGACATCATAGGCCGATACTAGTCTCACAGCTTTAGGTACTACACTATCAACTCCGTACATGAACTTCCAACACAATTCACAAGCACCAAGACCAATCATTCTAAGACCATCCATGTCATCGTAAGAATGTTCCTTAGCTGTATCAATTGCCCCTATATGATGATCAATCCAGATAGTCCTATAACCCCCAGATAGTCCCTTGAATCTCTTCATGTCTTCTGGTGGGAAAGATATGTCAACTAAGAATATATGACATAGTTCATCCTCATTGATCTTAGGAGGCTCTGGTATTGTGTCTCCATAGTTCCAACCCTTGGTCAATACTTTTTCATACCCAAGCTCTCTCACTAAGTAGTCTTGAATAATTGCAGCTGAAAATAATCCATCATAATCAACTCTATGATATACGATAAATCCTACAGTTTTCTTCATCTTAAAAATCCTTATCTCTTATTAATTCCTGTACTCTATCTTGTAATAAGGATTCTGCGACTGAGTCAATGCGAAAATCACCATTACAGAAAGTATAGTAGACATTACGTATCACATCCCAGTTGTTAGATGAGGAAAAATCTTCTATCAAGGCTACATTTTTTACTGCTGCTCTAAGGCCCATTAAGTCGATCTCTTCTTTATAGGCGATTTTAGCACCCCCGATATAAGACAGTAATGCAGACTTAGCTTTCTCACTCTTAAACTTGATTTCACTTACTAAGTCTTTAAATGTCTTAACCGAATAACCACAACTGCGAACTATATTTTCGCAGTCTTTTTTCATTAACCTAAATCTTACTACCATAACTTGAAATTTATATTAATACTTTTCTACTAATAAGGAAACAATACCAAGGGAATAACAAAAATGTAGCCCAACCTCACGGCCGAGCTACAATAATGGCATATTAGAAAAAATCCCCTGATAAGAGTATTTTCCAATAATAAGAAATCTAGGGGATCTCAAGGTGCAAAAAACATAGTCGATCTTCACAGACCAACTATGTGATTAATAACAACAAACTTCTGAGTACAAATTTATGTATCACTATTAAGGATCTTACACCCTCCTGTTATACCTTTTTTCCAGTACCTGCCTTTTCTTTTCTCAAATATTTCAGGCGGCACTGTCACAAAACCTGTACTACTAGCCTTCATATAATCAGGTTTCTCACCAGGTGTCACATAGAATGATGTATTAACTGACACACTGATTAAGTCTTCTATCCTAATACCTTCTAGGGCAAGTGGACAGATACCAAGCCCTTTCCAAGTAAAATCTAGGATCAAATATATACTTCCGTTCTGGTCAAGTATATCAATGTCACTCCTCTTGATTGAACCTGGGAAAGACTCTCTAACAACTGACCAACTAAGACTTGTACCTCTTGTTAGTTCATTATACTTCTCTAGGTCGGTACTAATAATATCTTTCATTAGACATACTTCAAGTTGTGTAAGTAATAGTTCTACATCAACATATAGTAATGGTAGACCTGGCCAATTCAAGCAGATTGTATCAGAGTCTACATACTTAAATCCAGGAATCTCCACTATCATATATCTAATACTACCTGTTTTCCCTGGCACTACTGACCTATCATACGTACTTAAGTTAAGTTGATCAAAGTCATTCTCATCTAGATTAGTACTTACCCAACCTAAGCCAACTGAGAATACGGCGAGGTGATTTTGGAATGTAATACCTAGTTCCTCACACTGTTCCCTGCTCATCAACCTAAACTTGCTCGGATTCTCTGATAGTACCTGCATAACTACTATAGACCTGTCAGGAAAATGTTTTACTAGCTTGAATATCAAATCAGATCCTGACATCTTCAGCTTATATAGTTCACCTTCCTTTAGTACCACACCACTATTATTTGGTGCTTTAATACCTTCTAGCTCATATTCAATACTTGGCAGACTCGACCTAATTGGAACAGCCTTAATTCTACCAAGATATCTCCGCTTTGTACTAGTATAGAGAATTTCACCCGTCTTTTCGTTATACTTGTAGGTGACATCTCTAATTTTATCCTCCCTATACATTACTTAAGCGCATCTGGTACGAACTCTGAACCACTAAGGAGGAGATTTTCAGACCTCTTACTTAGCTCCAACATCTTAGCTGACATTTCCTTATTAGCTTTCACAATCTCAGCACGGTCATTATCCCTCTGCTCTTTGATATGTGCTAGCTTTTCAGTAGTGTCTGAGAGGGCAGTAAATACATCATTCATTGCCTTCTTATAGGTCTCAACATCAATAATACTTCTGCTACCCTCTACCAAGATCTTACTAGTTGTTTCCTTCATCATCTTGGCATTATTCAGGGTTAACTCATTATTGACATCCTTGATCATCTTCTGAGTATCAAGCACTGCACTCTGTTTCTGATTCATAATGGCAATAGCGATCGATGTCTCCCAGTTTGGTATGATCGTCCTATAGATTTCCTCATTATTCTCACGCAGTCTCTCATTATTCTGCCTCATCATTCTAATCTGAGGGAGGTCGAGATTGTGTGTTTTCTGTCCGGCCATAAATAAGTCGAATGAATGCCTGTCTATTTTTTCGACGAATTCACGCTGCTTATCGAGTTCTGCCTGACTGTGAGATGAAGGGTCTTGTTCATATTCCCTTAACATCTTCTGCAGCTTTTCTGTCTCGTCGTTATATAAGACAGCTAGGGCGACTACATGAACGCCGTAATACTCACACAACTCCTCTGCTCTCTGTTCCATCAAGACTAGAGAATTCATGTCGCTATCCAAGTCTACCTCCATTTCTTTGACTTTGGCGATAATCTTGTTAACATCATCCTTACTTGATTCGTACCTAGCCATGATCTTATCTGCAGACAACACAGCAGGAGTACCAAATACAGGAATCATAGCAACAAACTTTCTCCAGCCCTTCATAGTACTTGGATCTTTCAGCTCGTTCTTTCTGATGGTACTGATAAGCTCTTTTACATATCTCCCCGCTTCTCCTGCCTTATCTAGTTTGTTCAACTCTAACAAGGTACTAACACAATCACTACCAGTACTTACTATATCAGACCCAAATTTCTTGAGGCTATCAGAGTCAGTAATACTCTTTGTGATATCTCTACACCTCTTAATGGTCTGATCATCGAGCTTTGTTACATCTACTTTGCCCTTATCATCAACTGTTCTACCTGCTTTGATAAGTGCTTCTTCTCTTTTTTTAATACTTAAGTTTCCCATAATCCTATATAATAATTGAATAAATGTATCTTACTAATTCTTCCTTCGATAGTTCCTTAAGATCTACCTGGTGATAGTTCTGTAGGTTATTCTCTCTTACATCGAGCGCTAAGAACTTACCTGTTATTGGATGAACTCCAAAACCTATATACGGAACATGCACACTAGTCCTATAGAATACGTAGTCCATACAAGAATTTCTTATAAATAGTTTTGGAACAATACCAAAATCTATCCTAGCACCACTAAATTGTCTATCCTTGTAAATACTAAAGCCTCTTTCTTTTAGGGCCGGGTAAATAACATCCTCAATCAGGACAGATAATTCAAATCTTAGTTCTAATAGCCTTTGTTCATACTCAAAGAACTTACTACTATCATAGATAATACTAAGTATAGAACCTAGTTGTCCTACATCCTCTGGACCTAATAGAATTTTTGCACCAAGTCCAGTATAAGTGTTGACAAAAGTGTAATAGTACTTAGTAAAATTGTAAGTCATTACGTTGTTATTAATGGCCACTAGTTTCAAGTCTCTATTTCTCAGACCTGTATAAATCTCCACTACTACACTTGTATCTAGAGTACCTTTTCCTCCCTCACGTAAGACTGTTAATGCTAAGTCTCCCTTATGAGCGAAGAGTTCAGTACAACTGAAGTTAAACAACGTTAGTGTACTAACCACATTACCAATCGGATCTCTTTTTCCGATATACTTCATTCTTAATTCTTCTGTTAAATCTTTCATACTACTAATAAGGAAACAAGAGGGAGAGAATATTACTACCCTCTCCCAAACATAATCACCCTACTAACTCTTTAAGATAATACTCCGGATCTCTCTCATTGTATACATCTTTCATTTTATCTAGTGTTAGTTTATTACCATACTGCTTAATAAACTCTGAGAACTCCTGACCACTCATACTACCATTCTCACCTAACTTAATGGCGGCTTTCTTGATCAGTTCTTTTTCATCACTCAGTACGGTCCATACATAATCCATACCTTCCTTGATGAGTTCTAAGATTCTACCATCACCTGTTGACTTATTTGTTACCATTACATCTCTGCTATCAAGACCATCACTTATATTCCTGCCTTGTTCAACCTCTCGATGTGATAATGGTAGTGGTAAGTCATATCCACAATCCATGATAGCACTACTAAGTTCTCCCCACAAGCTCTGTATATCACTACTACTACCAAGCAACCACATATCAGGATTATTATATACTACCCTCTCTGCTTGATATCCACCTAGTGAAATTCTGACTTCATCTAAGATATCCCGCCTGCAATCAATTTCTCCTGCAAAACGTCTATCATAAGTACTACAGAATCCACCATGATCAGTAGAAACACTAACTATATTATCTGGTACCTCACCCTTACACCAAGAATACATTACTGCGTGACCAATTTCATGAACAGCGCAAATAAATCTCTTCTTTCTATTTTCAGGGCATCTCTCCTTACCTAGTTCTAAGTTCTGTACTACTATTACTTCATCTGCCTTATCGAACTTGAGTCTAATATCGACGCTTGGTAATCTAAAATCTCTGACACCACCAACTACACCGATACTAACAGACTTACTACGTCCTTTATGCTCCACTACCTTAGAAAGATACGGTGTAATAAGAGTGTCAATACTACTTAGAACTGGCCTTACACCTTGCGTCGGATATACAGACTCGAAATATAATAAGTCTTTCATACTCTGCTCGAATACTACCTTTATCTTATCTACCTCTGAAAATCTGTCTAATATCTTACCTATCTCTAAGTCAATGATCTTCTTAAAACTTTCCTTGCTGAGTGTTGGATACTTGATTATATTATTACCAAGTCTTCCAATCTGTTCAGGCCTATATCTTTTCTTTAGTGCATTCTTAATATCAGTTGTTGTTACTCTACTTGTGATCTCGTAGAATAAGTCTGCATCAATATCTGGGTTAATATCATAGCTGTCCTTGTATGCCTCATCTAAGTTACCTAAGATAAATACAAGTGACTTACTACAATCAAGTTTACGAGAAGAAACTGACATCTTCTTAATATCCTCAAGTCTTTCCGCTAGTTGACCTATTGTATACTCACCTGATACTAGTTCCTTCGCAACCTTACTACCCAAGGCATCACTCTTATTGTTGAGCCTCCTAGTGATAGTTCTAAGATATCTACTGTTTAGAACTTCAAGGGGTTTTGTTCGATCCTCCTCCTCTGCGCCATCAGTCTTAATATAAGGTCCTCTGTCATAGTGAAAGAACATAAGATCTAAGAAAGCAGATACATCATCGGGAGATTCAATATGATTATCCTTGACGGTGATATGAGGTAATGACTTAGCAGCGTCAACGAATTCATCTATAAAATCACATAAGTTACTGAAATCATAGTTATAGTCATTCGTAAGATCAATAATACCACTATCTAAGATTGACCAGATAGGACGGAGACTTGATTCTACCTCTTCCTCACCGGCATCATTAATAGTTCTTGCATACTGAAATTCATCAAACATAAATACAAGACTATTAGTACCAGAGAATCTATCACCATCAGCTTCCTCAGACTTACCAAATGTATCCATAATGTCAGTGGTGATGAATTTATTTCTATCCCTGCACTCACCACAATCAAATGAAATTCGCACATCATCTAAGTTTAACAAGCTAATCAATCTCTTAACTACACTTGTCTTACCTGTACCTGTCATACCCCAAATAGATACAATGGTCGGCCTAGTGATAATTTCTGGCGTTACATACCAAGCATAAATACTAGCACCAATCTGATCAATTATACTATCAAGACCAACAAACTCCCTCTTAAGTTGTACTAGTGCTGAGTCTAATAGCTTGATCCTATCCTTTCTCTTAGTTGGTACCTTATTAATATTCAATTTCTCCATCATCTATACTATTATCGATTAAACTTGAACCTCCAAAATTATTATAGAGATATGTTTTCCAATCTCTTACACTAAACTTTTCAGATCCCACAATATAAGACCTACTAAGCTCTGCCAGTTCCTTTGCAAATCTATCAGCCCCTACCTTATCCTCAGCTTCCGCCATTAGAGTTATATCACCAACTAGGGTATGAAGTGTAGTAGTTGCTGTATAGACCACATATTCCTCACTACTAACAGACTTACTAGATAGCTCACAGAAATACATGCCACCACTCTCTAAGTAAGACTCACTATCTAAGATGTTGGTAGTTTGATAATACTCATAACCAGTATCACCAGTAGACCAATAGATAGTGCCACTTAAGTCAGCTAGGTAGGTTTGATTGTCACTAACTAATTCTGAAAAGCTCTTAGTGTTTGTTTCTTGTAATAAATCTTTTAAATACCTAAAATAATTATCCATAAAATTTATATTAATTATCTCTACTAGTAAGGTATTGAAGAGACCTAGACCCCTTATTTGTAAGTATGTGGATAAAATGTAAGATAGAAAAAGAAAAAGATGGTTACTACTTGAGACATTATTGTAGTAGTAATAGTAATATGGTAAGAGTAACAGTACATACAAAGACCAGAAAATTTTTAGAACCTGGTATTATTATCCTATCTGTTGACCTCAGAGATGGTAAGGTGAGACCAATCAGGAGGACAGCACAGAAAGGAGTCACTAAGGAATTCTTCACTAATTTTATGATAGAATATCAAGAAGTGCAAGGAAGAACAGTACTAATATATAAGACAGGTATCTATTTTAATACTAAACTTGAACTAGTCTGGGGATGTAGTAAGATAAAATCTAGTAAGTTGCCCAAAGATCCAGAGGCATACTATCATAGACTATACAAGTCAATTTTCAAAGATGGACAAGAGGAAAATAAAGTTTAAGTTTATAAGAGAAGGCCTTAATAAGTTCTCTATTATTAAACTTCCGCAAGAGTCTAATAAACTACTACATAGAAATAATTATGTTTTTATAGATACTAACGGAAAATCCTGCAAGTCTGGTTTTATAATAGCCTACTTTGAAGACTTTGATAGTGGTACAAGATATGTAGGTAGATATGTAGGTAGTGTACTTAGATATGAAAAAGTAATGCATGATATATACTACTTCGTTGGTGATACATCTAGGGTAAGTAGTTGGTACCTATTATATTACAACTTCAACCATAGAGACGTAGATAAGACCGACCTAGATATTGTATGGTGCTTTAGTAAGTATCGTGGCAAAGAGGAAGGTGAAACGTATGATATGGAAATATTGGATGGCCTGTGGAAAGATATGAGACAGGCAACAAGACAATATAAGATAAAGAGGTATGCTAGTAGAATTCAACATTACGAAAGATATAGGAGGTAAGTTCTATCTCGAGAAAAATAGAGTAATCAGAGACGATGATCACTATAGACCTGGTATGGTATATACAAAGCAAGGTGATAAAGATTATATGTCTGGATACTTGGTGGTCACAGAGAATAGAACTCGTTATCTGTTCGGTGGTAGAATAGAGGAACTAGATTATTTCTTCTACGAAAATCTTAAGGCTAATATTATAAAAATTGCTAAAGGTAGTACTAGATATAACCTCTACCTACTCTACTACAAATTCAACCGACAAGATTATATAAACAATAGACCGACAGAGGTAAGAGTGGTCTGGAGTTTTAGTAAGTACGAAGAGACGCGTAGAGGTGAACTAAAGGAAGAGATAGACGAACTGTTTAAGACTGCGACAAGGATAGTAGAAAATGAGAAACACAATACTTAAGATAATTAGAAATAGTGAGTCAGAGTTTTCAGCCTATCGATTACTTGATAAAAATATTGATCCAGACCACTATACAAGTTGGGATAGTATCAGGGCGGAGATGATAGGTGGAAAAGCAATCAAGTCAGGTTATTTTCACATTATTGCTGGACTTGATAAGTGGGTATGTTATAGTGATTGTATTTTTAACCTAGACGATAGTGATTTCTTATTCTCAATAGAAGATGAATCAGCTAACGAAAGCTACCCAACTAACTACCTACTCCATTATGAGTTTGATTGGAAGAAATTACAAGAACATACTAAACTTGATGTAGTATGGTGTTCTCATAATTACCTGAAATCTGGTCTAATTGACTATCAAGCATATAGAGTTAACGTTAGAAAAAATATAATAAGTGCAATTAACGGGTATGAAAGAAAAAGAAAAACGAGATTGGTTGTGTAATAGGTTTTTTGATACACGAGGACTTATCGACAAGGGACTGGCAATTGATGAAAGTACCTTAGGGAGTTATGAGTACGGATATGATCATGAAATTATTAAAACAATATAAAATATGAGAACTTTATTAATTTTAAGAGGCTGTATGGGTAGTGGAAAATCTACCTTCATAAAAAACAATAACTTGACAGATTATACACTATCTGCGGACGAAATTAGATTGATGTTTCATTCCCCTACTATGACAGAAGATGGTAGTATGTCAATTAGTGCGAGGTCTGATAGAAAAGTCTGGGATACACTACACACAATGTTAGAGGCCCGTATGGTATGTGGTGATTTTACAGTAATTGATGCAACCCACAAAACAAGTAAGGCAGTATCTAAGTATTTGGAACTAGCAGATAAATATAGATATAACTGCTACCAACTTAACATAGAGGCAACATTAGAAGAATGCCTAGAGAGAAACAATCTGCGTGACCCAATAAGACGAGTACCAGAATCTGAAATAACCAGGGCATATGAGATATTACAGGCCAATAAACTATCAAACCGGTTTAAACAGATAAGTAGTATTGATGAAATAATAAACTACTATGTCACGGATGTATCAGGCTATAAAGAAGTCAAGATAATTGGAGATGTTCATGGTTGCTATACTTGTCTGAAAGAGGCGATAGGTGAAACATTGAATCCAGACGTCCTATATGTATTTGTTGGTGACTACTTTGATAGGGGTATTGAGAATAAGGAGATGTATGATTTCTTAGTAAGGCACCATAAAGATAACAATGTGGTACTACTGGAAGGTAATCACGAGAAACATATCTGGAAACTCATTAATGGACTGGATGTAACCTCTAGTGATTTTAAACTAACACTGGAAGAAATAGAAAAGTCATACCCAAGAGATCAGGTAGTGAAGAACTTGAAAGAGATATATAACCGACTACGTCAATGTTTCGCTTTTGTATATAGGGGACAGAAATACCTAGTTACACATGGAGGTCTCACTGCAGTCCCTAATCTAACCACTATCCCAACAAGTAATATGATAAAAGGAGTAGGTGGGTATGATATGGAAGTAGATAAGACCTATGAAGAGAATTACTTACTGGGGAGATGTCAGGATTTCATACAGGTACATGGACATCGTAACACTCTAAGTACAGACCATTCAATTTGTCTTGAAGATAGTGTTGAATTTGGTGGGAACTTGAAAGTATTATCTATTACAGAGGGAGACCGAGAACTACTATCGTTTGAAAATAAAGTATTCAGCACAGAGAGACTAAATAATTTTCAACAGGCAGTATATAAGGTAGATGATCCTGAGGTTTGTAAGATGATGAATAGTAGACTTGTTAATGTCAAAGGCTGTAAGCATAATATGTATTCACTGAACTTTACTAGGAATGCATTTATTGGCAAGAAGTGGAACCTAGCAACAATTAAGGCAAGGGGACTTTTTGTAGATAAGAAGACTGGTGAAGTTAGGATGAGATCTTATGACAAATTCTTTAACCTAGGCGAACAGAAAGAAACTAGGGTGGAGAATCTTGAAAAATCCTTAGTGTTCCCTGTTAAAGTAGCTGTCAAGGAAAATGGATATCTGGGAATTATGTCTGTAGTGGATGGACAGGTAGTATTTGCATCTAAGACAACAGATAGTGGACCTTTTGCTGAAAGATTTGAAAGAATATTTAATGAGACAGTGAGTAAGCATGATTCCGACTTCCTTAAGAGCTTACTAAAGAAGGAAAATGCATCGGCCGTATTTGAAGTAATTAGCCCCACTGAAGATCCTCATACCATTAAGTACGAAAAAGAAGAGGTAGTACTTCTGGATATCATACATAATAAGTTAAACTTGGAACCGGACTATCAAACAGTATCAGATAAGTTCAAAGAGGTAGTTAAGAAAAATACATCTATCAGAACACCGAATGAATTTACTATCCACGATGATGATACACTGTGGGATACTATCGCATTATATAGTGTAGATAATTGTGACATAGAAGGATTTGTAGTGACGGATGCAAGAGGATTTAAATTCAAAGTTAAGTTCGATTACTATAACTTCGTAAAATCACTCAGGAGAATTATGCAGGTCTATAGGAAATGTAAGCGAGATGGAATAGAATTTAACGACAGAATATGTAAGAACGATGTGCAGAGGATGTTTGTTAAGTTCCTTGATAAGCATGATGACGGTAACAAATCTATTATCGACCTGTATGATGAATTTGAGAAACTAGGGGATGATGAGCAGTGAATATATAATTAGTGCAGCGGTCTATAGGAAACAACCCAATATGCCAGAAGAGTCAAGAGTAATGTATAAAGATCCGAGCAAGTGGGAAGAGTATGGCAAGATTGATGATATATACTTCATTGAGACCGCAAGAAGGCACCCGGAAATACTACACAGGTGGCGCGAAGAATTGTGCAGAGACAGGCAGGGATTCTATACGTCACATGGTAGATTTGTTGATAGAAAAACTGCACTTCAACTTGCGCTAGACTCAGGACAAGTAGAGCCGGGTGAGATTAGCGGTGAGTTATTGTTTTCTGAAGATTTGTGGTAATGAAAAAAAAATAAAAAAGAATAGTATAGTTTTACACTATACTATTCTAAAAATTTTTACTACTTCTTTGTAAAAGTAACCTTCATATTATTTACGTCTACAATGATCTTATAGTTACCTTCCTCTGTTACTTCCCATTGATTATCTTGATTTGTTCCTACTATCATCTTCATAGAACTACCATCAGTTTTGATTGGAGTAGGATGCACATTAGCGAAATTGGCGACTGTAACAGTTGTAGTTACACCATTTTCCGGCATCAGATAACTTGTCTGATTGAAATTATAATCACCAAAGATATAAGGGAATTTAAGATAACCCTTAGTCAAATGACCTTCCCAAACAAAGTGATTTGGATCATCTGCTGCATTATAGCTAAATGCAAGGGGCATAGTAGCAGTATAGTTCTTAAGAGGTGTTGCAGAACCAAACAACCATAATTTATTAACAGTTTCCTTAGAACCATCAGATTTTGTAATTTGCAATGTAGGCAGTGTTCCAGTGTAAGGCTCTACCGTTACCTTATTTGTACGTACATTAACTGTAATCTTGTTAACACCTGCATTTACTACTTTCCACGTATCATCACCACGAAGTGAATTATCATAAGTAGAATAGTATGAAGTAGTTTCTCTATCTGTATCATTACCTGACTTGCGCATGAGCCCAGCCCCTTCATAAAGACCATTGTTAAAGAAATAGAACTTAAATGCTCCGTTACTTCTACTTGGTGTTTGATAATTTGCATCTGGACTTGAAGGACTATACATTTGTGTTGGTGTGTTACCTGAACCCAATGCTGGGCCAATGTATGTAAATACACCGTTCCCTTCATTCTTCATCTTTGCAGTAAAAGGCCAAATACGTGTACTATCACCTTTCACTGTAGATTGTGCCCAACCAAATGGAGTAGCGTCACCAATAATATATAGATGATCTGCATCTTTAGTCCATTTAGCCATATCACCGAGGTTATAATAGTTATTCTCTGCTTTAGCATCAAAATTATTCTTTGTGTAGATGCTGCGTACAGTAGTTACATCACCCTCCATGTTCTTATTTTTACCAATAAGAGAGATAGTTACTTTATCATATTTTGTTTCAACCAAAGGCATATAAATAACGCCTTTACCAAAACTCTGTGGATTCTTATCTGACAATGTAAGCCATGTATTTCTGAGCATACCTGGTGTATACTTCTTAGTAGATAGATTGTATGTTGCACCATCATAATAACCATCGTATGCCCCTTTCTTTACACTTTGTGTTAATGAAACACTCTGATAATCATGCATCATATCACGAAAGTACATCGTCATAGATGGTGTAACGTCAAGTGTACATTCCATCCTCACTGGAGAACCATTATTTGCAAGTTCTGGACATTTATCTATCTTACCTATACCTGTAAAGTTTGTATTAGTAAGTACTGCAGTATTCTTATCGGCATCTCCCCATGCAAAGCCTGCATTAGTTGGATTAATATAATAAAAATTTACTTCATTATGGTCGGTTACTGTAGGTTTCTCTTTTGAAGCAAAGAGATAAATTGTATTACCAGTAGACCATTTAGCATCAGTAGAAGTAAATGTAGCGCCTGCACCATTCTCATCAACTGACTGACATACAAATGTGCTGACAAAGTCTTTAATTGGATCATATGTATAAAGATAATCTCCTACTGTCCAAATATACTTGTAATTTATTATCTTTCCAGTTGTAGGATAAGTAACGGCTCTACCTGACGTTACATTTACGTCGTAATCACCTACCACTGTTGCACGTGTTCCTGGCTTCTGTGGGTTACTTACATGAATAGTTACTACATTACTGTTCTGTTCCGTAGTCTGAGCACCTTCAATAATATCATCTGAACTACATGCTGTTCCCATTGATACTACTGCAAGAGCCATCAACAATTTTACTGTTAGCTTTTTCATTTTTCTTGATTTCGTTTTATTAGTTTTATTCATTATTAATTTCTCCTAAACAAAATACATTAATTCCAACCTATTTCATCCCAATCACTATCAGTAGGATCATCAGAAGGCATTACACCATTCTCATCCTTATTCTCTCCACCATTTTCCACTTCATGGAATTTTACGGTAGAAAGTCCCATAATAGGTTGTTCTACATTTGTTTTGTAAATGTTTGTTTGTGGTTTAAAATAACTCTTTTTCATTTCTTTGATTTTTTTAATAATTAATTACTATCTATAAAATAAACTCTAATTTCTCTACTTATAAGGGATTTAAAGCATAATTTATGATAGGATGTCTTAGTTTTCTTGTGGTGACGAAAAATAATAGTACAGTTATAATTACTATACTATTTTTAAGTTTTCACTCCAACTAACTACTACACCCCCCCCCAATGTTGACAAAAAAGTTCCAAAATTTATAATTTATATAAAAGAAATGATGGTTGGGTGTATAACCTTGCTGACAGAATGTGGTTAATAAGAGTGAATAGGTGCCTAAGACAAGACTCGAACTTGCAAGACTGTTAGTCACTAGAACCTAAATCTAGCGTGTCTACCAATTCCACCACTTAGGCATAATATAAGCAGGGTTTTTATTACTGAGAGGTTGTTTCACCTTTTATCACTACTTCAAAAGATCAGCCCTGAAGTACTGAGGTTATCAGCTGCTTAACCAGTGATTTGTACCCTGCTATGCCCTCTCATACAATACATTTCTATATTACCTTTGAGGGAATCAGAGACTTCACTAAGGCAAGTCATCAAAGTCGGTTAGGCCTTGATTCACCAGACTCACCCTAGCTTATCTCCTTTCACTGCCGACCAAAGCAGCTAATCTTAATTTCCGAAAGCACTATTACCCCGAAATCCCTCACATATAAGATTTCTAAAGGGTCTCACATGCAAAAACTACACACTTAGAATCCTTATTAGTGTAGAAAAATTAAATTAAATGATATGAAAACATTTGCAAAAGTAACTAGAGAAGGACAGAAATTTTATATTCAACATACACAAAGTAGAGGAGTATATGATAGTATGGAGTCTGTTATTGGAGATGATGAAATAGTTATCAAGATGCTAGATAACAGGAAGGAGTATGAGTCAGGTTACCTATTTATTACCAAGAACCCGTCAAGTAAAGATCTATGTGTTTCCAACTTTCTATTTAAAAAAGCTGTAGAAGGGTTAACTAGAGCTGGTATACATAGTCGCCTAAAAGAGGTTAAGAAGGGATCTGAGATTTATGTTATGTACTATGATGCGAGTTTATATGTAGATAATAAACCAATCATGTTAAACCTGATTTGGGCGTCGTGCGTAATAGACCACCTAGATAATGATAGTAGAATAAAATTATCAAGGGATGTTGCAAAACTAATCCCCAAGGTAAAGAATAATAAAAAGATAGAGCAGTATTTTTAGCTGCCCTATCTAATTTTTTATTACTTCTGAGATAGTATTTTGAAACCGTGGACCCTCTTCCAATCAGAATTTCTTAGCATACACCTCTTCATGTCAAAGAATTCATCTAGATCTGTTGCCTTAGGATTGGCCCTGTAATCTAACTCTTTATAAATATCTGCAACCTTAGATTTAATATCACTACAAGCATAAGACTGGCCTACAATAAACTCAGCATGCAATCTTTCGCGTATTTTAGTCCTATCAAAGCCTAGGATCTTCAGTTTATTATCTAGCTTTCCTACATTATAGTAATCTGATTTGCAACCCTTAAGACCTAGAGTGTTAATATAATCACAAAACCTCTTCTCATCTATAAACCGTAAGATAGATGTATTACCAACCTTTTCACAGTATTCACAAAGGTACTTGAGCTTATATTGCCTTATTTTCTGTTCCTTATAGCCTTTGAAAAACTCCTCCAATTCTCTCTGATCTACCTCTGGAATATCTTGCAAGTCAATACCAAATAAGTCCTTAACGTGTTTCTTTATGTCGGATACTCTATAATATAACATACTAATTATTATATCCTCGGGCTTACCATTGAATACCTTGGAGATTTCATTCCAATTATGTAAGATGATTGGCTTGTATAATCTTAAGTAAAGTTTAGTGTTCTTTCTTGGCTTCTTTATCCTACTACATAAGCAAAGAATATCCTCAACAGTACTAAGACTATTAATGAGCTGGACAACCTCAAGGTCTCTTAAGAAAACTTCTCCCCCTATTCTTCTTATACATCTTATCTTTTAGGTAACCATGTAGAATAGCTTCACATCCCATATTAAAACCATCACCATCTAGAGTCTTAACAACCTCAAAAGACATGTTATGTGTAATATAACCTCCCAGCCTCTTGTTAAAGTTGTCTGAGAAACCAATCTTAATAACCTCCTTAATTTCAGCTCCGAATTTTTCTCGTGCTGTCATCTGAATAAAATATATCATACTTCTTTTTCTTTTAGTATTTTAAAACCACCTGACCTCTTAGCGCCATTATTTACAAGACACTCTTTCATCTCATAATACTCACCAAGGTCAGTAGCCTTTGGTGACGCCTTATAACCTAATTTCTTGTAGATTTCAGATAACTTTTCTTTGATGTCTACCTTTGTATAAGACTGTCCGACCTCAAACACATTACTAAGCTCTTCTTTTATCTTTTCCTTATCAAAACTCATTACACTAAGTCTCTTGTCTAGTAAGTATGTATTGTACCACTCTGCTTTACATCTATCAAGACCTAGTATATTTATATAGTCACTAAACCTTTTCTCTTCAATGTGTTGTAGAATTGATAAGTTTCCTACCTTTTCACAATATTCACAAAGATATTTAAGTTTATAAATTCTATTCTTCTGTTCCTTATACTCCTTGAAGAATTTTTCCAGTTCCTCAATATTATCGACACCACCTACCTTACCTAGCTCATTAAAAACTGTAAATCTGTCGGAATAATCAACTTGCTGAATTTCATAGGCTCTCATCTCCGATACCTTGACTAGATTATTGAAGACTGGCGTAAGTATTTTAGTATCACCAATCTTTTTCTCATTAACCGCTACAAAGTCATCCTTATAGTTGAATGTCTTTGCAAGTTTCTGATAAGCTACTGATAAGTCTCCCTTCTCTTCATTATTACCCTTCTGAAAAACTGACAATAGATTCTCCGATGTTTTCTCCTTCTTTGCTAGCTTCTCGTCAAATATCTCCTTCGCTTGTTTATTACCAGTTGCGATAGATTTGAAGAATAGAATAGCTTCATCTTTCCATGGATTCTCCCGTAATCTCTGGCGCCCTAGTATCTGTGGAAGATCGAGGGTAATATCAACAGCGAGAGTATCTATGTTTGCGTCGCTGATAATAAAACTCCTAGCATTGTCGGAGTAGAAATCCGCGCCAAGATATACGGTCCTGGTACAGAAAGTAAACATCTTCCTTGGTTCATCTCTCAGTGGAACAGTACCAATCTTATACTTAGCGCCTAGGTTTTTCTTAATTCTTGTGACATTCTCTGGCGTATTAGCAACTAAGATATTTACTTGTTCCGGTGTTAGACCAGCTCTCTTAATGATACTGGTGATGTTATTGACTGAATTAACATAGAAAACTGCCTCTCTCGACTCAATCTTCTTAACATCTTTCTCATTATCACTCTCTGGATCCCTAACATATCTATACTCAAACTTCCCATCCAAGTAGTCCTTAATGATAGGCCCTGCTTCCATATAGACACTCTTAAGATTCCTAGTAATAATCTTTGGCTTACTAACACGACATGGATCTTTCGCCTCCCAGTCAAGTTCATAGTAAGGAAGATTTTTAAAGTCATCCAACATATCCAGGTACTTCTCTATCATTGGAGTTGCACTAACATAACAAACCCTCTGAATTCCCTGTAAGTTATCAACAAACTGCATCTCCGTATCCGACTTAAATTTGCTGTCAGTGAAGATACTTTGAAATTCGTCCACTACTATCTGAAAATTCTCTATCTTATCCTGATGCCTGATGATGTCCTTAACAATCCTAAATGAATCATAGGTAACCAAGATCTTAACTGGCCTATTATTAAATCTGCAGCCCTTGATATAAGTACTGATCTTGTAAGTTAACTCCTTGAAAAAATCCTCCTTCTGTTTCGCTTCTCTCTTGATCTTCTCTAAATTAGGTTTCCTGTACCCAAACGTTCTTCGAACCCTTGGATACTTCGTTAGGTCCTTGTCAGTCCCTACCTCAGATTCATAGGTATTTACAACTAGGAATGTGGTATCAGGATGTTGTTCGTACTTGTTCTGGAGGAGAATCTTTCTTGGACTACAGAGAATTGTATCATCACTGTTTCTAATGCAGTATTCAGTATAACCACATCCCGGGATCTGTTTGTTGAGGATATGAGGAAAACTGTGAATCCTATAATCCTCCCACTCACTAATGTACCTGATTCCACTAGGCACTTCTAATTTTAGTCTTTGCATAATAAATAAATGTTTTTATAGTTAATTTTATATACTCTGGTCTGAGGTGATACATTTAGCTGAAGCTAAGTATCACACTCGCTTGATTTCATCAATCACCTATCAATGATAAGGATTTTATATTGCGCTATATGTAAAAATGTAATGTTTGTTCTAATATTCTTTGGAAGATATCTTAGAAAGAAATTTAGCTTCATAAAAATATTACACTTGAAAAATTCGGGGATAATATTCCTATCAACACCAATATGGTCTCCGCTGGCGCTCCGCCCCATAAAAATCCGATAGTGTATTCATCCCCTCTACTTCAAGTTCCAGGCGAAGCCCTTAATATCGAACCGACGACTTTAGGAGGAGTGTGAAGATTTAAGCAAAGAGCGAGAGGCTAGGGTGACAATATTGGAGAACGTAGTGATACAATATTGGTGGCATAGACTTTTGGGCAGGCGGCCTCTCGCGAATTGGCAAGTGCGGAGCTTAGCTTGGTAAAAATAGTACACCGGGCCCCTAGTTCCTTTATATATGAGGGTTGCAGCTAGGTATTTTGTTTTGTGTTACCTGGTGATCCTCGATGTTTAACAATATAAATTTTAGAGTAATGAAAGTAAAACAGGTCAAACAAGAAATCCTGGACAAAGTATTAGTTCCAGGTAATCGTGTTTTTGAGGAGTGTGTTGCCTTTAATCCTATCATTGACAGTTCTGGTAATACGAAGGATGATATTTATTTTCCCCGTAATATCTATGGTAAATCTAATCATAAGTGTGGAAAAAAAATAATTCATATTATTACTAGGCGTGAAGTAGGTAATAACTCTCTGATTAACAATTCTCTGAAACATAGCACTTATATGAAGATGGTGCTTGATGATCTCGCTGTCTTAAGTGCGGCAGATAATACGGGGGCAGGTATTTTTGAATTTATCCCCGAGTATATTGTGCCGCTAAACAAACAGCGATGGATTGAGTGTTGTGATAAGTGTGGAGTAAGTGATCTGAAGGAGAGGAGGAAGTCGTTTATATCACTTGACCTTTATAGTACTACCTTGAAGATGTATATTGAGGTAGATGGTATGATGCATGATATAATAGAACGTAGTAAGTCAGATCAAGCCAGGAAGATGTATATGGAGGAGGAGCATAGTATTAGTGAGCTTCGCCTTAAGTATTATGCGAGTGGTAGTCCGTTGCTTGATAAAAAAGAGGTAGTAGGTGAGAAGAGGGATGCAGCTAGGGAGGACCTCAGGCGAATACTTAGTAGGCGTTGGGAGATAGGAAAAGATTATCTAGAGCTGATTCCTGACCCTCACAAAGATTATGGTCACTACATGCTAGAAAGTTTTGTGCTAGGTGCGCTTGAATATGGTGATTCTGCGCTGAAGGGTTATGAGTTTTACACAGAATCACCTAAGAGGACTGTTAATCAAGCAGTAAATATGGTAGTAGAGTGCCTGGATAAGAAATGGATGTCTGAGAAGTGTAGAAAGAGACTTGCGCAGGAGATTCGATTTATTAACAGGCTGATCAAAGGTAAGAAGAGATGAGCAAGAAGGAAACATACAAGAACATACTCCTAGGAAGCCTTAAATTCCTTAATGGTGTGTATAAGATAATTACAGCAATCCTTATCTTATATAATACCTGCCAGTGTAATAGGAGAACTGGAAATCAGGATAATCAGAAGCAGTAGTACATTGTTAGGTAAGAGCTGTATGAACCTAGTGATGTAGTCTTAGTTCTACTGTGGAGGTTATCTAGTGGGGTCTCAGTAATATATAGGTTACTCATGAGGCCCTTAATATTTTTTTTTCATTTCCTCTAGAATCCTTACTAGTGAAGAGTGAAGGTGCATTGTGTGAATAACCTAGTTCTGCCTGCAAAGATGGTAGAGCAGTTATCGGCAGTGTTGGCTCTAATTTTAACCCAATTTTATAGAGCCTTTGTACTAATATTGGGGAACCCTTGTAGCGATATAGGTTAGCTATGTACGTCAGGAGGCTCATGGTGAGAGTATACTATATACCACTGAGTTACGGTACTAGTAGAGATAGGGAGTCGAAAGGATAGTTATGTCATTTAGAATTACTTGGTATAGCTAGCTCTCTGTCGTTTATTTTTTTTTCGTCGCCCTAGAATCCTTATAGGTGTATGAAGAAAAAGAAGAAAGTGTATAAAGTTTATCTAGGTTGGGATAAACATGTATTAGATCGAACATTTGCTAAAGAGGCAGATGCAATTAATTATGCGAATGAGCTAGCAGTTGATACATTGGTTGTGTCTTCTGTACAATAAGAATTAGTAGTAGAATAGTAGTGATATTATTCTACTCTTTTTTGTTGCCCTAAAATCCTTAATAGTGATAGTACGTAATTAGTGTATTACAACTTTACTATTCATGATATAAGGTATTTTTCCTGGCTAGTCTGAGATGGATTGGCCAGGTTTTTATTTTCCCCTAAGATCCTTATGATTGTGTAGGTAGTATAAAACCTAGCTATTATAACCTAAAACAACCCAACCAAGCTTGTCCGTGATGGATAGGCCTGGTTTTTTATTTTTCCTTCTAAGATGTCCTAGATCCCTTATTAATATAATGGAGTTATTAACAATTAAATTATAGAATTATGACAACATTCAGTATTGACGTGGCGATTTATAATACCCACGTAGAGTTTACATTTGCAAGTAGAGAAGAAATTTTAATGCTTGCAGAGGACCTTAGTGTCGAGGAGAATGTTAACTTCATAGGTAGAGAAGTTGGCAAGAAGAACAAGAGTGGTTATTATTCAAAGATAGAAATACCTAACCACGGATTCTTAGTAGGCGTAGTATCAGATGGCCTAGGTAAGAGCAGTAAGGAAGCTACAACAGCACGTTATGTGTATAATGTAGCAGAGGCAATACTCAAGTCTCGTGGTCTTAGGAGAGATCCCAAGAATATATCATATCTTATTGAGTACATAACGAATAAGATAGTATTCAGCGAGCTAGAGTAAGAATTAGGAGGGACATAGTTCCCTTCTTTTTTATTCCCCTTATTTTCCTCTAGATCCCTTATAGTTGAGGGAATATATATTGTTCAGATTAAGTTTTGTTTCAGATCTGGCGAGGTCAAAGTATACTAGCTTGTTCGTGGTGAATAGGCTAGTTTATTTTTTTATTTTGCCCTAGATCCCTTATAAGTAGAAAGAGAAAATTAAATATTAACATTAACAATTATAAGATTATGAGAAAATTAATTATTATGTTCTTGGCAGTTATGTTGTCAAGTATTAGTGTGAATGGTCAGAATGTCATGAAGCCAATTGAGATGTTCTGTAGTAAGAGTTGTACGGATTTTTACACAATCAAGACAGGTAAGTATCCGACAGAGTTTAGACTAGCGATCAGAGTAAGAAAGCTAGGAGATGATAGATTTGCCTATGACTTTATGGCAGCTGAAAAGATAGGAAGTGGTTATTCTGAGTTTGAATTACAGGATAGACGTGCCGATGTCAATTCAATCTACGGTTATTCACTTTTCGATGTAGACGGAAACTTAGTGAGTTATGCGTTTGAAGATTCACCAAACCAAGTAATGATAAATGATTATAGGTATCGTATTTTTACAGTAGAGAGTAATAAGGAGGATATAAGGGCCTTCTGTAATAGTTACTTTATCTTTAGAACATTGAGACTCTACTTTAGAGATATTTTTGGTAGGTATGAATCGAACGCAGACATAGGAAAGCATACAGTTGATATAGTGATAACCCCAGATGAAGAAGGACAGATTAAGTTCTATAATCAGCTAAGCAGATTAATAGGCGATTAGAGCGAGAATAGGGAGAGAAAGGTACAATACTTTTCTCTTCTTTTTTGTTCCCCTCGATTCCTTAGTAATGAGAATTGTTTTATCAATTAATAGTATCTTTCAAGCAATTAATAGGCCGAGCGAGGTCTTAGTTAGTTAATATTCTTTGTTCTAACCTGTCCGAGATGGATGGGTTAGTTTTATTTTTTCTTCCTCTTAATACCTTATTGTTAGAAGAATGAAAAAGAAAGTTAGTATTTTAAATTGGAGATGAGAGAATTAGAACTTAAGATAATAGAAAACTTAGTAGCACATAGTTTTTTCCTAGTTCTTCCTGTTGAGTTGACTGTACCTAAGAGTGAGTTGTCAGACCTATTCATACATTATTCGAGGTTTGGATTAGGTTTTGGTTTCTTCGGTTCAAAACTCTTGCGTGATAAGATAGATAAGGTTATTGAGAATATAGGAGAGGAAGTAAGCAGGGGTGATAGTGTCCGGATCAATGTTGGGATTCATATACAACATGCAGACTATACAGTAAATCCTAGAAAAGTAATAACAAATAAGAAAATAATAAGTTGTCTCAGAGAAGGCGAAGTTTGTTTTGAGTATAGTAATATAAGTAGATATAATAGTGATAACATAGTTAGAGGTGGTTTATTGAGTGATGAAGAATGGAGGTTTGAAAAGAGATTTGTTAGGATAGATACAAGTACAATCTTTTCTGAGTCAAAAACACCATTCACTAAGCTAATTAGACATTTATGGTTAGATTATGAAGGAGGAGATAACACTTAAAGTAGTAAGAGACCTAACTAAAGAATATTGTCACTTAGTAGTGCCAATAAAACTTTTAATACCTGCAGAAATACTATACGATGTAATACGAGTCTATGAGTATGGTATTATGATGTTTAATGGTGCTAATGTTTTTGATGATGAAATTGTAGATAGGTTATTAGAAAGGTCGGCTAAGGATTGGTCTAGTAGTAGGAAAGAAGAACTAGTGAGAGGTTTAGTTGTTTCCTGTGAGTATATGCAAGATCCGTGTCCAGGAAAGTTAATACTGAAGAAAGATGTAATAAGGCTTCTACAACATGGAAGGTTATTATACAATAGGTTATTTAGTTTTTCTGAATATGAGAGGGGTGATATATTTGCTTTTGTTCATAGTGGTAATGTAAGGGTTGAAGAAGTAAGCGTCATGGTAGATACGGGCAAGATATTTACAGACACTGATGATTCACTCACCAAACTGATCAAGGGCCTATATCATCTTACAAAGTGGAACAAACTTGAATGAATATCTGGAATTATAGGAACCAGGTATCTTATTTTTCGTTCCTATTAATTCCTTAGTAGTGTATGGAGAAGTCAAGAGTATATGTATTAAGAGATAGACATAGAAGAGTTGATAGATTATATTTCTCAACTACACTCTTATATAATAAAGAGCTATTAGACTTATTCTATGAAGGAGTTAGTGGGTATTATCCAGAAAATGTGAGTGATTATATTAGAAATCAAAAGGAACTAGTGAGGGGAGAGTTTTTTATAAGTCTTGATCTAGTTGACTTCGTGATTAATACTAACAAAATTACTACTAAGAAGGTGGTTAGATATTACCTAGAAAATGGCAGACTTCCACCTAGATTTAATAGTCACATAAAAAATCCACAGCGACTAGAGTCAATCGTTAAGACCTATGTTCCATATGAAAGGGTAGAGCAGTTTGACATCGACCTAGAAAGAGACCGAATATTAAATCAACCCGACTTAGGACGTAGGTACTTTGATTTTGTGAGGCAGATATTTCATTTCAGCGACCCCAATAACAGAGAGTAAGATAGGATAAGTCTTCTCTCTTTCTTTTTTTTTTCGCTAATTTTTATTTTCCTCTAAATCCCTTATATATGTTGAAAGGAGGGAAAATCAACCTCCTAAAAATAAATCTGAAATATTAAAAACAAAATAGGATGGAAGATAATTTATTAATTAATTATTTAAAACGAAACAAAGATTATTGTTTTTATATTGGTCAGTATGAATTTCCAAAGAAGTTAGAAACTATTAATGGAAATTTTATAGACTTGGAAGATAACAGAAAGAAAAATCTGCTTCAAGGGAGTAGGTGGTCACCAAATTTTAAGGCAGTATTAGACAGTGAGTTTCGAGGTGTAAAATATCATAGAGAGTTTCCATTGATCGTAAGGAACTTAAAAGCGTGGAGACATTACAGCCTGAATCATAACGTTACTGATCCTGATAAGCTAGATAGAAACTACTTCCTGGCCGACTACTTCTTCCCGGATCATAATTTAGTAGTAGAGATAGATTCTGATATGCATGATCCGTGGTATGATTCTGCAAGAGATGATTATATGAATGTAGTTTATGGATTACAGGTGATAAGACTTTATGAGTTTGGTGAACCTAGTACTGAGGTTGCAAGAATAGACGATTTTGGTATTGCACTCAACAAATTAAAGTATTCAAGGCCTTTTAGTATTGATAATAGTGACTTAGTATTATCTTGGTTCTATGAGAAAAATAAAGATATAACTGAGGCTTTAGATATTATAGAAGGAGTTATTCTATCAGGCAATATTACAAGTAATACATATACAATAAATCTGCAATTAACACCTATTAAGTCTATGAAAGATTTTCAGACTATTGCAACGATTATAAAAGACTTATATGTGGTAAATGTAGTAATGCCTTAAAAAAATGACATCTGAGAAGCCTTGTATTCCTTATATATGTACAAGTGGAGCACGAAAGTCCTGGAGTAGAAGGCCCGGTTTTAAAGGCAACTGGGGGAAAGAGGTAATCGTGTTGATGAATTTTGATTGTTTTATCGTCACTGCAGTCTATAAACAATATACCCTGGTAGCGATATAGGTGAGCTAAACACTTAGGGCTGTACGCTCGGCGATTATGTCGTCAGTGGATTACGGTTCCGGTGCGGTAGAGATAGGAAGTCGCAAGGAGAAGATTCTAAACGCAATCTTCACTTCCTGTCGTTTTTTTTTCGTTCCCATTATGTATATAAAAAGCCCTGTAATCCTTATAAGTGTATATACAGGGAAATACGAAATTCCTGGAGTAGAAGGCCCAGCTTTAAAGGCAGCAGGGGGAAAGAGGTAATCGTATTTGATGAATTTTGATTGTTTTATAGTCACAATGTCTAAAACAATCCACCCTGGTAGCGATGTAGGTAAGCTAATCACTTAGGACAATGTATACTTTGACAGGTACCGGTATACAGTGTTACGGTGTGGTAGAGATAGGGGGTTGACTATATTTGAGTCTAACTATACCCTCTGTCGTTTTTTTTTCGTTCCCTAGCCTTCAGTTTCCTTATGTGTGATAGAGAAAATTTTATAATAGTATGGCAAAAAGTAAGAAGAAGGAAAACATTGTAAAGAGAATAACATTACAGCTTGATAGGGTTAAGTTTGATAAGAAGACGACATTGACTTGTGCGTATATACCTGTTACACTGAGACTACCAAACATAGATATCATCAATTCCTATGTGGTGAGTCATGGTACGATTGGTGTTAGGTCATACAGAAAAACATCCCAACTAATAGAGAGCGGTAAGTTTTGTATTACTGAGATTCGGGATTTTTCAAAACTAGACAAGGAAGATTTAACTGACTATAACCTCTATCTCTGTCTAGTACTAAGTGATGCAAGTAGGTATTCACAGAGGGCTAAGAAAATATCTCTCCTACAAAACAAGATTGATCCTATATTTGTTGCGGAGCCTGAACTTGAGAGTAGTAGGGGAAGAATTTATTATAGTGTATATCCAGTTAAGCTATCAAGGAAGGTAGACATTGACTTTGACTACACTGCATATGTAAAAGCAGTTAAGGAGAAGTTTGGATATGGTTATGTACTGTATAAGATATTAAAGCACTTAGCATGGTAGTAGATTCCTTATTAGTGGAAATGTTTCTATTAAATATAACATGATTCTTTTCTGGCTTGTCTGTGATAGATAGGTCAGAATTTTTTTTTGCACTCCTAGAATCCCTTAGTTGCCTTAGTAGTGTAAGAAAATGTTGTATTATATTTGATTGATTTTACGGCTAGCTTGTTCGAGATGAATAGGCTAGTCATTTATTTTCCCCTAGAATCCTTAATAGTGTAGGATAATGATAAAGCTGTATTTATTTAACTTCATTATTTTATATATGTTACCTAACTGGTCTGTGATAGATCGGTTAGGGTTTTTATTTTCCCCTTGATTCCTTATAAGTGTTGATGATATAATATAAGTTTTTGTAACTGTGTACTAGCTTGTCTGTGATAGATAGGCTAGTGCTTTTTTGTTGCCCTAGAATCCTTAATAGTGAGGAATAAGTTTTAAGTTTTAAGTTTATAATTAAGTTAATACTTGTTTACCTAGCTAGTCTGTGAAGATTGGCTAGGCATTTTATTTCCCCTAGAATCCTTAACTGTGATATTAGAAGAAGTTTATCAGTTATCGCGTTTTATGTTTGAATCTAACTTGTCCGAGATGGATAGGTTAGATTTTTTTTATTTCTCCTTCTCAGATCCCCTAGTTACCTTATATGTGGATAGATATATTTTATAACTCTGTTTATTTTTATATGTATTTTTCTTTTCATACATACTAGCTGGTCTGTGATAGATCGGTTAGTATTTTTTTTGTCGCCCTCAATTCCTTATAGGTAGAGGATAAATGGCTCTTTTTTAGATATATTAGAACTCTGGCCTAGCTTGTTCGTGAGAATGAGTTAGGCATTTTTTCGTCTCCCTCGCCTTAGTTCTCTTATAATTGATACGATTGTTTTTTCAATGGTTTATATTATACGGTTTAATTATCTATTACTGTCTAACTTGTCTGTGAAGATAGGTTAGGCATTTATTTTCCCCTAGATCCCTTATGTGTGATAATAAATCAACAATGTCAAATTGGGAGGAGTTGTGGTTGTATTTTTGTGTTACATGCCACCTCTTCCCTTTTTATTTTTAACTATATGATAAATTGGAAAGTAGTAAAGCTTAAATTTTTGTATTGGCTCTATTATAAGATGGGCCTAAGAAATCCAAGTAGTGCAATTGAGTTATTACAATCAGGCTTAGATGTAGCGGCTCAATATTCAAGACTTGTGCAAACTTTTAAATTAACCGGACTCTGTAACAAGTATTTTAGGTCGGTCTCTGAATCTTACCTCACTGCTATTATTGTTAGGTCGGCCGAATTAATACTAGGTAAGACATTGAGGATTGTAGACTTAAGCAGGGAAGACTTGAAACAGATCATTGAATTAGTTGTGGGTCCTGTGTCGATCTATAATAATGCCGTATATGTTCGAAGTAAGGATGAAATAATAGACTTCGATGAGGACGGCACTGATAAGATCGAAGACTATACCCACATGTTATTTTCAATGGCTAAGCTTATGGTCTGTGAGTTAATGTTTTCTAAGGGTAGTGACTTGTAGTGGTAATTATTGTGGTTTACTCTATCTATTATCCTTATTGTTGTATGAATATTAAATTTTAAAGTAATATGGCAACGTACAAGATTTCAATTAAGCAAGGTAGTAAGTTTAATGAGGAGTATTTCATGGACAACTTACAAGAATTGTGTACTAGATTTGGTGATTGTGATGCAGTAATCGAGAAGGAGGAAAAATGAAACAATACTTGGAATTAATTGATCGTGTTGTTAAGTATGGTAATCTTGAGGAACATGATAGAACTGGTGTAGGTACTTTAAACTTGTTCAGTGAGAAGATGGTATTTGACTTATCGACAGGCAAGTTTCCTCTCCTCACTACTAAGAAGGTATTTCTCAGAGGTGTCATAGAGGAGTTACTGTTTTTTCTTCACACTGATGGTTATAGTATTGATTACTTAGTAGACAGAAACATTCATATCTGGGATGCATGGCCACCTAGTAGAGAGACCGGCAAGTTTATTCCCTATGCTAGATTTTGGAGACATTACCCTAAGTTCAATAGTAAGAATGAATACGTAGGAGAAGTTGATCAGATAGGTGAGATGATCAGGCTTATTAAGGAAGAGCCAAGTAGTAGACGTATTATTGTTGACTCTTGGAATGCAGGGCTTAATCATGATGCTGTCCTAACCGCCTGTCATAATTTCTTTCAGATCTATGTTAGGGGTGAGTATCTAGACATGAATTTGAGTGTGAGGTCTAATGATTTATTCTTAGGCTGTCCATTCAATATTGCATCATACTCACTTCTCCTTATGATGATTGCACAGGTAACGGGGAAGAAACCAGGCAAACTCTATTATAATATTGGTATTGCGCATGTATATCTGAATCATACAGAGCAGATTAATGAGCAACTAACGAGAGAGCCTAGAGAGTTACCTGTGATGAAGATTAATCCTGGGGTGACTAAGATTGATGATTTTAAACTAGATGATTTTGAATTAGTTGGTTATAATCCATGGCCAGCAATAAAAGGTGAAGTAGCAGTATGATAGGAAACAGTTTAATTCACATTATCGTAGCAATTGATGATAATGGTGGTATTGGAAAAGATGGTAAGCTCTTGTTTCATAATAAGGAGGATATGAAGCAGTTTAAAGAGAAAACAATGGGTCATGTAGTGGTGATGGGAAGAAAAACATTCGACTCTTTGCCAGGTGGTCCGTTGGAGGGAAGAACAAACATAGTACTAACAGAGACAGATATACCAGGTTGTGTTTGTATGAAGAACTTGAAAGACCTGATTGAGTATATTAAGTCTTGTGGTGATACTAATGTTTATATAGTGGGTGGTGCTAGTGTGTATAATCAGTTCTTAGAGTACACAGATATTATTCACCTCACTAGATTCCATGCCACCAAAGAAGCTGATACATACCTTCATTACTCAAAACTTACTAAGAACTTTGACCTATTCTATAAGTCAGGTTTTCATAAGGACGAGGAAGGTATTAAGTATGAATTTGAAACTTACATAAATAGATGCTCAAGTGTCCGATCTGCAGTCATGAATTTACTGACAAAGGTGAAATAGAAAGTCACCTTAAGAACACTCATTTCTTAGATATGGCGGTCTACTATGAAATGGACCTCCGAGATAATGAGTACTGCTATCGGTGTGGTAATTCAAGACATCCACTAACATACTTAGATCCCACTGGTTTTAAAGTACCATGTTGGGATTGCTTGAAGGATGATAAGTATGAAAAACCACAAGCGATAGAAACGATTAGAAGAGCAATTGTAGACCATTATGTAACCGTTAAGGATGATAGGTACTTACAAATGTTCTTGGTTGATAAGATCTTTTTCAATAATACACTACCTCATACCTACGAAGAGTTCAAGGCAGTCTTAAAGAGGTTGCAGAAGGTATATAGTATTGATAGAAATAAGATCTGGTTTCCTGATTTTATTCCTGGCTACCCTAAGATATTTAGTAGAGATAACATAGGGGGTCTTAAGATTGTCCCAGTTAATGATCTATACTCAATTGATAGTGGAAAGTCAGAGATAAAAATAAATGATAAGTACGTAATTAAGTATGCAGATATTATACCCTACGATCAAAGACATCATAGTAGGTATAACTTGTTTAACTTAAAGACAGAGACTAGAAACACTAAGAGACTAAGATTAAAAGAGTCTAGCCCGAATAAATGCGTTAAGTTCTATAATAAACTAAATGAACAATATAACTCAATCTTCGAGCTCACAGACATAGAGGGTAATCCGGTTCTCTTTAGTAGCTTACCTGAACTTGATAAGGTAGTGATAAAACTAGTCTTGCTGAGGAATAAATCTTTCTTCAGGCTACTTATCGACCTAATTGATGAAGTCTTAAGAAATGTAGGTGTCCTTAGTGATCCTGTGTTCTTAAGAAATACAGTTACTGTTAATCCTGGGTGTGACTTAAGGCTTCACTTGTCTTGGTTACCTGAGGAGACGAGGGAAAACTATATTAACATTTCAATTTTATGACAAAGTTTAAAATAGAGGGAACCTGTATTGATACCTCTACAATGAAAGGGTATGTACCAGCAGCCGTCCTAGGGAGTAGTTTTGATTATATCTTAACATCTATCCCAGCAAACAACGACGTCTTGATTAAAGATTACGTTGGGTCTTTCAAATTCTCTGAGACTAAGTTGATTGTTCATGCTAGTCACTTAGATGGCTTGTGTGATACAGTTAAGAGTCACATTGAATTAGTAGGGAGAGATTACGTCGATATTCTGCTGGTTGATTCAAAGGCAGATTGGAAATTGGCGGGATCTGAAGTAGTAGGTCTTGGTGATCGTTGTAAGGCTTGGGGAATTATGGAGCCTGAGTCAGTGGAAGAAGTTAAAAAGATTGTGGAGACAGTGGGAAGTGATAGTATCGTGAAGTATATTGCGCTGACTATTAACCCGCTTGAATTTAATATGGACCTTATTAATTACTGTACTGATAATGGTATACTGGTGATAGGTCTTAATCCACTTGGCGGGTACTTATCAGCGCCTAGAAATATCACGGCTTTCACAGTACCTTATCTCCTTGGTTTCTCTGCATTCTATTCTGATATTACTGTGGTTAGTGGTAGAAACTTAGACACCGCTGACACTGATTCACTTTTCTTGAGCGGCTTAAAAGGTAAGGATGCAGGAAATAATTACGTCCTTAAGAAATCCACTAATAAGCCAGTCAAAGGGGTTAGTCAGGCGGTATTCACATCATTCAAATTAAAGGATGAGATAATACCGTACGATGACCCAACGATGTGCCTATATGCAGATCAGACAGTGCTTGAAGTTGGAAAGCCTAGTAAGAAGTTGAAGAAGACAGAACCAGTACAGAGACCACCGAAGGATACAGATGATATTGTCTTGCCGGGGGAAACTGATAGCTCTGATAGTAGTAAGTTTGTTGAGCAGGCTAATCACTTACTGAACATCTTACACTTACCATCAGACGGAGACGATGCTAGTAAGTTTGCAGTGGCTAAGTATAAACTGCTAGAACTGATTGGATGTGATTTCAATAGTGCAGTATGGTCGTATGATTTTTCTATGGTAGGAAAGTCAATAATGATGATCTTACTCACCAGGGAACCGATTAAGAAGGGTATGCTGTGGTGGAAGAAAGAAGTACCAGGTGACATAAGGACATTCTATCTATTGCAGAAGGATGGTAAGTTTGTGTTCCGTGAGATTTTTGATGATCCAGAACCTGAACCTAACGAAACTGCATCTACAACAGATTAGATTCCTTATATGTGAGTAATTCCTATTTTGTGTTAGGAGTTATTCAATGAGAGAAATTATATGTTATTAATTATAAAATTATTTAGTAAACATGAGAATTTATAACGGAAAGAACTCACAGGTAGAACTACCACTTGCAACACAGAGAATTACAATTGGTCCTAATTCAGTATCAAAGGACATTATGCCAAACGTAGAGATGTTACAACTTATTTCTACTAGTTTTGTAGATACTGAGATTGCATTGATTGTATCAGGTCCATCAGAACTTAATCTTTGTGCAGGTGTTCCAGCATGTACACCTCTAGTAGTACAGAGCTTAGATGAGGCTATGATTCGCTTCAAGGTAACAGCACCAGAGAAGAAGGAAGAAAAGCCAGTCGTTGAAGAGCCTAAGAAAGAGGAGGCAGTGGAAGAAGTAGTGCCAGAGAAAGAGGTAGAAGAGGAGAAGCAAGAAGAAGAGGTAAAGCCAGAACCAACAAAGAAGGCTGCACCAAAGAAGAATGCTAAGAAATAAGACTACCTAAAGTTAACGAAGTCTTTGGGGGAATAATTAAGTTCTCTCAAAGATTTCAAATTTTTTCAACAACAATGGACGAGTTCGAATATAAAGAAGTAAAAAGAAGGGACGGAACTACACTTATATTCTGTAATTTTGAAGAACTCCTAACTAAGTATTATGGAGTTAAGTCAATGGCAGAAGTAGAAAGTCATGCAGGGGATAATGGTGAATATATCATACATTGTCCGTTCTGTAAGAAAGAGGGACATACTAAACACAAGCTCTATATTAAGTCTGACCTAACAGTTGGACATTGCTTCGTGTGTGGTAGAACCTATGTACATGTATCAGATAAGCTAGAGTTTCGTGTTAATGTACCAGAGTCAATTCTTAAGTTTGGATTTGGTGCAGAACCGTTCAATGTAGTCAAACTAACAGATCCAGATTGGTCGTTAGATAGATTACAGTATGAATTCGAAGACTTTGATCAGACTGGCTATGATTACTTGTGCAGTAGACATAAGTACATGAAAGACTTGTATCAACAGCTCGGATTTAAGTTCTGGTATGGTAATATAGTAATGCCGTTCTTCTATCACGGGGAACCAATATACTACCAGATCAGATTTAGTAATGTGGGTCATGATGATAAAGGCATTAGGTATTATTTCCCACAGATTTCAAAAAAGCCTGTCTATATAATTGATCATGGACAGGGAATTAAGAAGCTGATCTTGTGTGAGGGTATATTCGACGCAGTATCCCTCTTAATACAAGCCCCTGATTACATACCAATTGCACTCATGGGAAGTAGCTTGAATGACTATCAGATTGGCTTCATTAAAGAATATATGCCAGAGAAAATATTAATCTACATGGACGAAACTAGTATATCAAAGAGGGTAATGAATAAGCTAAAGACAAAAATTGATTGCCAGGTTGATATAATCCGTTCTGATGGTGAAGATCCAGAGGAGAGAATGAATAGGATGATATCTATTTGTCCAGGTAGTGAAGTCGGATGGATATCAAGGAAGTATAATAATAAAAAGTTTAACATAGGTAGAGTAGTTAAGCCAGAATTTATATGTTAAAGGTATTTTTTGATCAGGACTTAAATAAACTAGTTCTCATAACAGACGATCCAACATTTCATTATTTCTTAGAAACAAAGACAAGTAATTATGAATATATCCCATGGCAGAAGAAATGGGGTTATGTTGAGAAGATTGAGAAAATATATGAGACTGGGAGAAAAATAAAACATGCACAACCAGATGGAACATTTAAGTATATAGTAGGTCTTGGGTGGTCTGGATTCTTATTGGGTGCACTAAAGGATAAACTAAGTGTGGATGACTATAATGGTATTGCAACTAATATCATCATGGCAGATTCATACAAGACAACCCCCTTTAGTGAACTTAGGGACTACCAGAATGATGACGTACTATTCTTACTTAAACATAGAAGAGGATTAATGCAAGTACAGACCGGCTATGGTAAGACGCAAGTGATAGCAACCTTAGCGAATTATGCACATGAAACGCTAGGTAAAAAACTCTTGATTGTCTGCCCGTCAAATAAGGCCAGAGATGAACTTGTTAAGAGGTGCAAGAATGTATTTGGCTTGTCCGTTTCTAATTGTGACAAGAAACTAAATGGGCACCTGGATTGTGTTATTACTAGTGGCCTGATGAATTCGGGCAAGACTAAGAAGAGTGACTCTAGCGAATATCAAACCTTTCATCAATACCTGTCTGAATATGAATGGGTACTAGTTGATGAGGTTGAGTATACAATAAATGACGCAGGGGAATACTTATACGATAGATGTACAGCCGCTGAAAGATTTTATGCATTTAGTGGTACAGCTGATAAAGTAGGAGGACAGGCGATTAGTTTTAGAGAAGGCTTGAGTGAAGTGGTGATGAGAAATAAAAACCTCATTAAGTATTTCGGCCCTAGTATTATCTTTAGAATGCCACTCAATAATAGCGTCACAAATATCAGCATTAAGACAGCATCCCTTGACAACTTAGTACTGGATGATGAACAGGTTGACACAGCTGGTAATAGGTATGCGGAAATTATGAATCAGATATGGATGGATAAGGATATTTGTAGGACAGTGACTAGGGTAATTAAGAAGTTCCCTAAGTGCTTTATACCAATGAATAACCTTAATACAATTCTCTATGACTGGATTAATAATTACTGGCTCGGTGTTCTTAGAGTCCTGCTAGTGTGCGGCGAGGGTTATATATATTATGACCTGGATGGTAATAAGACTAAACTAACACTTGATGAATCTTGTGACTATATCAGGAAAGGCTTAGTTGATGTCATCCCAAGTACAAGTTCAGGATATAGGGCGCTCGATTTCCCAGGTCTAGAGAATATATGTTTGTTCGCCGGGAAAATAGCAGGTGTTACTCTTCAATGTGTAGGACGTGTTGCGAGAGGTAAACATATGAACATTATTACCCTGCGACCCTATGGAAACAAGAAAATACCTGTCTACACCAAGAGCGCACAGGAAAGAAAAGAAATGATTGACAACTATTATCAGTATTGCGAAATAGAAGATATCGAAATGGAGGAGTGTGACCTTTGAAACTGACAATTCTGCAGTCACGAGGTTGGCAGTCTCTTATAGGTGAGAATAAAGTTAAGAGGAATGGAAAATGAATAACAACGACAATTACCTAGAGCTAGTATTATCAATGTTTAATCAGTTCTTATATCAGGACTGTAAAACAAATATACAAGATATCTCTATTTTCTTTAAGACTAATCCATCAACGTCAGGTAATCCACTTATTGAAGAATTAATAGGTGCCATTAAAGATTACCCACTGGAAAGTATTGGATTACCTCTGTTTCAAAGTATCCTAGCTAAGACCGGTAAAAATCAGACGGAAAGCCAAGAGATACTAAACAAGATAATCCAGTATAAGAAATATAATAAAGACCAGATAGAACCCGCAAGAAAGTATATCAGAGACATTGTTGCAACCGTCTATGTACAAAGAGCAAATAGACTTTATAGTGACAGCCCATCTGAATACCTAGAATATCTTAAGAAACTAGAATTTAAGACAGGTAGCACTGATTACTTAAGCACTACTAGTTTTAATAACCTAGATATTAATACAATCGTTGCGGAATCTGGACAGGATGGAAAACTAACTTCATCACTAGACTTTATAAATGAATCTTTCTCAGAGGGTGCATTTAAACCTGGTGATATTGTGGTTATTAGTGCTCCGCCATCAGTAGGTAAATCACTTATCGCAGAGGCAGAGGCACTACATATGTCAATGGTACATAAGGTTCCTACTTGTATGCTTATTATGGGTGACCTTGATTGGGAAAGCCTGTTTATTAGACTCGCTGCGATTTATACCGGCTTGTCTTTTCGTGATGTGAGAGAAAACTTGGCGGGGATCTATAAGGAAATGAGCCAACAAATAGGAGATAAGCTAGACATCATCATTGCTCCTGCCGGTACTATTAACGCAGCGGAATTTGTCCAGTTTGTAATAGATAGTCCGAAAAAATATAAGGCAGTTTTTGTTGACTACGATGAAAACTTTAAAATGGGAGGTGATGGTAAAAATGGCGGCAGTGATTCTATGTATGCTGAGTTTGGTGATCTCTATAATGAATTTACAAAACTTAAGTATGCAGGAATTAATAGCTGGATCCTATGTCAACCAAAACAATTTACATGGAGCGACGGAAACCCAATCGAACTACAGAACTTAGGAACGTCAAGTAGGAAGGGGCATATTGCTGATGTATGTATAACTAGAACAAAAGAACCACAAAACCTTAATGGACTTGGTGTGTTCTATATATGTAAAAATAGACATGGTGAAAACTCTATCGCATATTCAATAAGACTCGGTAATGGTAGGTTTAAAATAATACCTAAATCCGTATACCAAGATCTGAAAAATATACAAGAAAAACGATACTTCTCAGAACAGGAAATTGATATGATGATTAGTAACTATAATGCGGCTAGATCACAAGTCAATAACCAAATAGATAATAGCATGGGAAGAATGAAAAGAGTTGATTCACCATTTAGATAATAATAAAAAAGAAACCTAGAGATATATTCTGGGTTTCTTAGTTTTTGTAGTGAGAAGATGAAAAAAGAAATAAACTTAGTAATTACACTGGATGACGTAAAACTCATCTCCGTTAATAACATGTATAGGGCTGGACTACTTTATAAGGGAGGAAAACCAGTACCCTATATCTATAAAAATGCTGAGGCTAAGAAGATGGAAACTATTATAGACAGACAATTAGAGTCCATTGATTTTACACAGCACCTTGATTGGCTCAGAACAACAAAACAATTTACAGTCACTGAACAATTTATCTTGAAGTCAGGTATTAAACAGAGAGATTGTGCTAACTTCGAAAAACTCGCGTCAGATTCTATTGTGAGGTTTTTTAGAGGAACACTAGGACTCACAGATTTTGATGACGCACAATTTAGCGATGTTCACCTGTATAAAAGCATTCTCCCAGGGTCACAAAGAGAATACCTGTGCTTTAAAATTACACCCTCAACTTTTAATACTAGGTTCGATGAAATACAGAGACCACAACAAGTATTATTCCATCACACAGGAGAGGCAGTGTTTGATAGTAAAGAATTTAGAAGAACAATTAAGAAAGAACTTGGACTGAAATACCAACTTAGTAGTACCGATAAGAAACTGAAAGAACATGATACCGACGTCTTCTTAATTGATACGACCGATGGTAACCTCTTCGATATACACTTCGGAATACTTGACTATATCTATACACACAGAGACTTGGGAAATTTTATCTACTACGTCCTCTATAATGAAGCAGACAGAGAACTAGTGGAGAAGATTAGCAAGATGGGATATAGTAATGTAAAAGCAGGAATCATAGAAAAAGGGAAGGAAGCAGAATTAATCAAGAACTTCATAGGGGAATAAAAAAAGAGAGTAGGATAGAACATAATCGTCTAACCTATTCTCTAGTTTATTTTTATTTTTTACACTTCTTCTTAAGTTTCTGTATAATAAGTATATCCTCAACAGTATTCAAACTATTAATTATATTAACCAGTTCATCATCTTTTACAAAGAATCCCTCCCTACCTAAGAATAGTTTACTGGAAAAGTAGTCATGTAAGATAGCTTCGTGATCTCTGTTAAATTTCCTACCTTTCAATGTCTTAATAACTTTAAAAACACAACAGTCTTCTTTGTATATCTTCAACTCCTTCTCAAAGTTACTTGCGTACCCAATTCTAATAACTTGGACTGGATGGTCTAAGTCTTTACCTGAAATTGTTTCAATAAAATACAACATACTTAATTTATTTTTTTTTATACTATTTTATTTTTTACTTATTATATTAAAACCATTTACCCACTCACCTACTTCATTTTTTGCTTTCTTTGGTTTTATTGTAAAGAGGTTCTCTAGGTCACTAGCTTTTGCAGTTGCTCTATATCCAACTGTATCATAGAGTTCTGCCAGCTTGATTTTAATATAAGACTTTGGATAAGTATTGCCGACTATAAACTCGTTCAGAATCAGCTCATTTAATTTCGTCTTGTCAAAACTTAGTACATCTAACTTCTTATTCAGCAGTGAGGTATTATATGCTTGCGCCTTACACTCATCAAGACCTAATACTTCTACGTACTCTTGGAAATGAATCTCTGTTAAGTTGTCGAGTATATACCTCCACTCACTTTTATCAAATTTCTCA